AAGACATCATCAGCAGCCGTTGGAACAGCTCCAGCCAAAGTGGTACGGGCTAAATCACTATACCAGTTAGCTGTGTTAGTTGTATTCCAACCACCTGTGCCTCCACCCCAGTACCGATTTGCCACACTACGCTCCTAAAAGTATTGGATTGCCGTTCTCATCAAGGATAGTATTGCCCTCGGCATCAAGCTCATACTCAATCGGTGGTGTAGTGACTATCAAATACCAATCATCAAAACGCCCTTGCTTCATCGTTTCCAACTCATCATCTGTAAAACTGTGGTCATCAGGAAGCACAAGGGCATCTCTCAGGACATATAATCCGGTATCATCTGATTTTTCAAAAGGTATAGTTATCATTTTATTATCCTGTTGCCATACATCGCCATTTTGAAGTGGCTATATTCCAAATAAATCCAATGTCTAATCTATTTGTAAGAACTGTTGTTATAGGTAACGTAGCAGTTGCACTTTCAAAAGAAGTTCCCCAAGTAATAGATTGAGCTGCCGTTCCAGTTATATATATCCATAATTTTTGCCCATTAACTGGAGTTCCTGTCATAGTAAACCCAGTTATAGTAACTGCTTGGGCAGTTATACCAAACATATCAGTTGTATCTGTATTGATAGATGGTGTTGCTGAAGATGTAATAGTTGTTGATCTAGGTGCTGTATATCCTGGTTGTCCAGAAAAAGAAAGATATGTGACAAATTCTATTAAATCACCAGTTAATGTTGCAACAGAAAGAGTTACAGAAGTTCCATTGGTAGCAACAAAATCATCAGCAATTACCAATTTAACACCATTTTGAAAGACATCGATATATCCAACAGTATAAGTAACTGTAAAAACTGTAGTTCCTGCTGTTGGAGTAATTGTAGATACTGTTCTTTGAAACCCAACATTAGTGCCAGGAGTCACCCAAGTAGGTGCACTTCCTGTTGTTGATGTAGTTAATACTTGACCAGTTGTTCCAGCAGTATCTGTCCAAACACCTTTTTCTGCAGGAATTGTTACAAAAATATCTTTGGTTCCTGCCCCAAAATTGACAGCTAAACCTGAATTTGATGATGATATTATGGTGGTACGAGTGAGCGTTGGACCTGTTGTAGAATATGTTCCTAATCCTACTTCCCAATTTGCTCCAGTTTGATCGGAAATACAATAATAAGTAGTGCTTCCATTACCTAAAACACTAAAGGCTTGAAATCCTGTTGCAGCACCTAATAATGTAGCAGGACCTGTGCTAGTGACAGTTGTACTTTCTTTTATTCTATCAGCTAAAACCAATGCCATTATTATTGCTCCATAGATATTAAATAAGTCTATACCGAAGCATAGACTTTATAATTAGTTTAATTAAAAACTCTTATGCTAATTGCAATAAAGCAACACCTGCAGTATTTGTTGCTGGCATAGTAAGTGTAAAAGTTCCAGCTGTAATAGTTTGTAGAGAAAATCCAAAAACACCAACAGCTCTATTACCTTGAGAAGAATTATAAATTAATAATGTATCAAAACCTGTTGCGCTGAAAGTAGTCCAAGATAAACTACCTGATGGAGTCCAACAAGCAGTTGTACCAGAAAGAGCAGGTGCAGATGCATTTGTAATTGTTTGACCGCCTGCAGTATAAGAACCAGAGTTTGCTACTTCATTTGTAGCTGCATATGCTGTAGTAGCTACAGATAGTGTTGCTGCAGTTAAATATAATGCACCTTTAAACACATCAGCTGTTGAAGCTACTCTAACTGGATTTGCTGCAGCAAAATTATGATATGAATTTAATAGTTCAGTTTTGAATGAACTGCATAGACCGTATGTACTTGCCATTGTTTATTTCCTTAAAAAGATTGTTGTGCTGAAGTTTCACCTACTAATGGATTAGCTCCAAAACAGTGTGAATTTGATTTTACTAATTCCTCATCTAAGAACCACCTTTCACTAAACATAATATAATGGATATCTGTAGTCCATTCAGTTTCATATCTCATTGCATCAAGAGGAATATTTCCCTTTGCAGTGAACATTACAGGTAAATCTTCAGATGAAGTTAGGTTAATTTGAGCAGAAAAATCTACTCCTGTTGGTATTGATACTATTTCAGTCATATTATTGTGTTATGTTAGGGTGGATGAAAATTAAACCGTCTTCAATTTTAAATTTAAGAGAGCTTGGATCTGTTAAGAAAATATCATAAAAATATTTACCTTCAAGTGTATTAGTGATACTATGTGGTAAAAACATTTGCACTTTACCAGCTGCAGCATCTATAAAACTCATTGTAAAAGAAACACTTGCTGTCGATAATGGTGTTCTTCTTAATTGTGATGACATTGTAAATCCATTTAAATTAATTACAGTATTATTTGTGTCCATAACTGTAAAAGTTCTAGTATAATCTGTATTTTTATTTATATCTAAATTAGTTGACATATCTATTATTTTCTTATGTATTTATATAAATATAAGGTTGCTGTGCTGGATTAATTTCTATCATTATTTATTTCCTTCTCGAATGGTGTTAAATCTTCAGTTGTCCAGTAATCTTTAGCCAACATAATTTCAATGTGTTCTTTGTTTCTTTTGATTATATCTGCCCACTCAATGTCATCCATCATCGCAGGCTTAACACCATTGATTAGGTTCACTGAGTCCATAGCTGCTGAGTAGTGCTTGGCGATTTGTTCAGGTGTGATTTCTAACATTTATTTACCTTCCAAAAGTTCAAGACGTGAGGTAAGTTCTTTGATTGCGTTCACTAATATAGGGATAAGATTTGACTCCGTGTAATACAAATTGTCAGGATTTCCAGCATCAATAAGAACTGGTGAAGCTCCTTCTAATTCGAGAATGTCTTGAGCTAAAAACCCATATTTAACATCCCCTACAGCAACATTACTAACTCTATCTTCTGTGAATTGATATGCAGTAGGTTTAAGTTTGGTTACAAAATCTAAACCGTGAGGGACTACGGCAAAGTTAGTTTTATCTCTAGCATCAGAAGAAATAGTCCATGCAACTTTACATACCGCCTTAGTAACTGCGGTTGACCCTATATAAACATGATTACTTTCTGTAGTTATATTATATGCTGGAGCAAATGTCCCTGAACTGTTTATACCTCCTATAGAAACATTACCACTACCAGTGGTTGAATTATATCCCGCATAACGCCCCAAACCTGTGTTGTAATTGCCTGTGGTGCTGACAAGTGCTGATTCACCCACAGCTGTGTTGCTGCTGCCTTCGGTGTTGCTGAAGAGTGCGTACACCCCGTTGGCTGTGTTCCAGTTGCCTGTGGTGTTGTAGTTGAGTGCTTGATACCCACTAGCTGCGTTGTAGTAGCCTGTGGTGTTGCTGAAGAGTGCGCTCACACCACAGGCTGTGTTCTGGAAGCCTGTGGTGTTGCTCTGGAGTGCTTGCACCCCACTGGCTGTGTTCTGGAAGCCTGTGGTGTTGTTCTGGAGTGCCTCCACACCCACAGCTGAGTTGTAGTAGCCTGTGGTGTTGCTTTGGAGTGCGGACATCCCGCTGGCTGTGTTGCTGGAGCCTGTGGTGTTGTTTTGGAGTGCGTTCCGCCCAATGGCTGTGTTGCTGATGCCTGTGGTGTTGCTGTTGAGTGCGGACATCCCGCTGGCTGTGTTGCTGGAGCCTGTGGTGTTGCTGAAGAGTGCGTACGACCCACTAGCTGAGTTGTAGTAGCCTGTGGTGTTGCTTTGGAGTGCGTTCCGCCCAATGGCTGCGTTATCCGCTAGAGTGCCTCCATTGCCTCCGCCTTTACCAACAGTCATGCCGTTAATAGCTGCGTCTGATGACCCTGTTATAGTTGTGGCATTAACAGTACCACCACTCTGATTAGTAGCGTTTGTAGCAGTTGCTGAATTACCTGTAAATCCTGAAGAAGTAAACTGTCCAACGGTACTTGCATTACATCTTACATTCATTACACCATCAGATGCCCAAGAAAAACCTGTGTCTTGGGCACCATCAGAAGCAAACATTACACCACCATCTGCCAATAAAACCGTACTGCTAAAGGTTTTGCTTCCACCAATAGTTTGAGTTCCAGTTGTGTAAACTCCATTAGCCATAGCAAAAGTGCCAAAGAAGGTAGTGCCACCATCTGGCGACCAATAAGTCAATACATCTATTTGATTAACGCCTGTAGATAATACTGGTGCAGCACCATCTATATAATTTGCGCCAGTAACAGTTAATGTTTTTCCTGCACCACTTGCTGGTTGTCTAACAATTAATGTTATAGGTCTTGCGTAACCTGACCCAACAACATTTGTGAATGTAGCTATTGTAGAAGCTGTCAATGTCAAATCAAATATATTAGCTAAACTGGTATCTATATTTACAGTAGCAGTAGTGACCGAACCAAGAGAATATATTGTTTCTTTATATGCTTTTAATATTGGTTGAGTTATGGTTTTATTTGTTAATTCTTCAGTTACTGCTGCAGCGTTTATCCAGCTAGTAGCAGTTCCGTTAGTAGTTAAATATTTTCCCGAATTACCTGTTTGTGATGGCAATGGTGTAGGAGGAGAACCAGAAGTCCAAGATGTTCCATTGCTTGTAAGTAGATTACCTGATGCTCCTGGAGTTACTGCACCAGCTAAATTTGAAGCAGTAACTGTAGTAACTGTATTGGAATTTCCAGCATATCCAACTGTAAAAACAGAAGCTGTTCCTGTTAAACCAGTTCCAGCTCCAACAAATGATGTTGCACTAATATTTCCTGAAACTTGTAGTTTATATGTTCCAGATGGGGAAACACCAAGTCCAACATTACCTGATGCATCTTTGATTATCTGAGTGGTTCCAATAGTAATAACACCTGTTCCGCCTGTAAGCGTGGAAGAATATGATAATCCTGATGAAACAGATAATGTTGTAAATGCCCCTGATGCTGCAGTTGTTCCACCAATAGCACCTGGACTTGCAAAAGTAGCACCACTTAAAGAAGAAGCATTTAAATTAGCAACATTAGTTGTTGAAGTTACAGATAATGGTGCAGTTCCAGTAGCAATAGTTGATGCAAATGATCCAGAAGTGGTGACAGTTCCAGTAAAAGATGGACTAGCAAGTTCTGCTTTATTGGTATTTAAGTTAGTAAAGTTTGCATCAACTTCTGTCGATAGTAATGCAGATCCTTTAACACTCCTAAGAACTATTGTTGTCATATTGTTCCTTGTTTAATTGGTTATATAAATGGTAATACTTACACAGATGTTATAGTCTGCCAAGCCACGCCTGTATATAAACAGAGTTTTGCCAGAGTTGTGTCAAAGATTACGAGACCAGCGGCAGGACTAGCTATAGCGTTCTTTTGTGTAGTAGTCATATTAGGCATACGCACACCTTTAGTCGTACTTTGTGCGTCTAATATTGCTGATGCGTTTGGCGAACTCGTCCCAATCCCCACGTTGCCGAATGGTATAATAGTTTTAGTAACTGTACTTCCACCTAACGTAACTGAATTGCTACCAGAACCAATAGCATTATATCCTATTACTGTTTCATTTGTAATGTTGTTAGCAGACGCTCTAGTTCCATATCCTATAAAAGTAGAATTATTTAGGATAGTTGCTGAAGTTATTCCATCGGCAATATATCTACCAGCAATAGCGCCAGCTGATAAATTATAACTCCCAGTAGTATTACCATAGAGTGCATTTACCCCTATAGAGGTATTATTAGATCCTGTTGAGTTAGAATTTAACGCATAATTTCCAATAGCAACATTTGTTGTTATATTACCTGTCCCATAAGCATTATTTAAGCTAGTGAAATTTGCATCAAGTTCTGCAACAGTTAATGGTGTTCCCTTAACAGATCTCAGTGTTAATGTAGCCATATTTTTATTTTACCTATATTCATGGTTGAACTAATAATCGTATCAGTTATTTATTTATCAAAAGTTTAAGAAGTTCTTTTATTTCTGTTAGATCATCATTCAATTTAAGAATATCTGAAGAATTTTTATATGCTAATCTGAGAGCATCACGTTTCAAGTTATGCTCTTTTAATTTATTTTGATTGACTGATAGTAAAGCCTTAGAGTGAGTATCCCTCATAAGGTCTTTGGTATCATCCACTTCCATCAAATCAATCATTTAAAGCAATAACCCTTAAGTCTCTAATTTTAGGAACAATAACTGTATCTGTTGATAACATAACAATCTTAATAATGAATTGGTTAAATAATTGTTTATTTGGTAAAGCGAACCTAACTCCTGGACTTGCAACATCATCGTAATCACATATAAATTTATGTTCAACATATTGTGATGTAAAGGAAGCACCTCTTTCTGACATACTCATTTCATAATAAGGAGATTGTTCTAAAGTGTTATTTCCGCTAACAAATACTGCTTTATAATAAACCTTTATAGAAGATCCAATTGGAGTATTAGCATTAAATCTAACGACAATATCAGTAGATTCGAATCCATCTGCCAAGATAACTTTTCTAGTTATATATTTTGATAAAGCCATCCCACCAGCAGGTAATAGTTCAGTATCACCATTATGTGTTTCTCCTATATACCTCAATAATGCACTACCATTCAAGGTATCATTACCATCAAAAGATGGAGCCAATGTACTTGTTACCCCAGGAACAATAACAGAATACATTTTATACATAGAGCCATATAGGACTTTTATATATTTATCAGCAGTAATAGCTGTACTAGCAATAAAATTAGGTGCTATTGTATCGGAATTTACAAGGTTTTTTACCAGAATATTTGATAGTCTAAAGATATCTATAACAGGTGAAAGTTTATCGTCTTCAGTAGTCAATTCAATTTTAGAGAATAAATCTTTACTTACAGAATCTATAACTTTTCTTTCAGGTAAGTCGTATGATATATCTTTCATTATGCCAGTATAATTTGTATCTGTAACACCTGCTTCATTTGTTGATTTATAATAATATTTAGTATCAGTTTTATTGAAGGATAAATTTTCGCCTTGTTGGTATATAACATCATATGCAACAGGAATAGTTTGCCATCTTGCTTCAGTTCTTAGGAATAAAAGGCTTAATGAACCATTTGTTTCAGTGCCTGTAGTATGAGTTGGAGCAGTTGTTCCACTTATTCCATTTGTTCCTTGAGTTGTGACCATATATACCCTATCAGTATTTTCAGCAGATTCAACTCTTATGATAGAATCTTGATTATAACGTGTCGATGGTATAAATTTATTATATTGCAGTTCAAAATTAGAAACTGGTTTACTAGAGATAAAAGACAGTTCCCCAGATGGAACGAAATTACATCTGTTTATAACAAAGCATAAATCTTGATAAGGAGAAGGAAGCCACGTTTGTGAATTTGAACTTTTAAATAGATCACCAGAATACGGTGGTTCTGCTATTCTAGAAGTCAAACTATCTAACCTAAAATTTCCTAATGTTGCAGTAAATAGTTCATAATCGATAGATGGTGATATAATAACAATCGAATATGTTCCAGCTGACAAATATATAGGAGATGAAAACCTAAATTTAGTTGCTGAATTAGCATCTGTTGATGGATACACTGTTGTATTCACTTGTGATGCAGACAAAGAAGAAGTAGCGAATGGAACTATATCAACTGCACTAGGAATGCCATTTACCACTGGTCTTATTTGAACTGTTATATCATCAGTAAATGATTTCTTTTTAAAGTATAAATCAATAGATGAAACAAAATAACCTTCAGGATGTTCCGATGGATTAATAAAGAATGTTTGCGCTAATGGATCAATATTTGCTATAGCCGTAGCATTAGATATCAGTTTTAAATTAGATGAAACATCTAATTTAGGATCTCCTGCATACAGTGGTGTGACTTCCCAATTTAGTAAAAAAGTATTTATAGCTTTGACAGGTTCATAAACTGTTTTTTTATAGTCGGCTATTATAGCTGCATAATTTGACAATTTAGATAATTTATTATAAGAAATAGGTTGAGTAAGACCTGTTTTTGCAGCCCAATCAAATGCGGGTGAATAGAAAACATATGGCCAAGTCACAGTAACATTAAACACAACAGACTCACCAACTTGAAGAGTAATGGGAAACGCAGTGCGATTTGTACGAACCTTTTTACTTACAGAAACTATGTTTGATATAGCAGTTGTTATATTAGCTCTAAATGGTAAATTATATGCAGGACTTTTAGCGGAGGCTCCAGAATAATCTTGTGACATATTAACATTGACAGATTCTATAGTACCAGGACCTTTCCCATTATTAGCTATAGTATAAGTAATTGTTTTGTTACCTGCAGGGAATGTAACAAGACATTGCCCACGATTAGCATATAGAATTTCGTTATTTTGCCCTCTATATTGTAAAGTAGCAATTGATTTTCCACCAACATTATTAGGAAGTCCAAATTGTGACTTTGTATTTGAATAAAATGCTTTATCGCCTAGATGCCACATAGATAATATGCCATCTAATTTTGGTGGAGCGAAATTAGTATTATTTGGAGTAAGATTAAGATTCGCTCTACCATCAGTAACTATTGTAGATGCTGGTAATACGCTATTCCAAGTATTACTACCCCAAGAAGTAACTCTCAATAATGCACCTTTAGGATATGACTTATCTTTGTTAAATCTGTATTTAAGTGGATTTGTTTTAGTGGGTGGTATTATTGTAACCCAATTATGAATACCTTTATACCGTTTACCTATTTTTGTGAAAGGCGATACATCTGAAGTAACAAATGATGGTTCTTCTAAAGTTCCTCCTGATCCAGCAACTATTTTCCCATCCCAGATTAACTGAAACGATTCTACACCTTCTACTGTTGGACCGCCACCTAAACACTGTGTCACATCAATACCACACATACCAAGACCAGTAGAAAAATCTATTTCATAATCTGTTACTGAATGTCTTCGTTCAACTGTTTTACCTATTACAATATTTGTAGTTGCAATAGGTGTGGTAAAATCATATTGGGTTGTTCCGACCCAAAATATGCTGTTATTCTCTGCTGATTTAATCGCTGTTCCTGGAATACCAACAACATATTTTGTGATCGGAGACAAATTTTGTGAAGGATTTATAGTTAATGTATTGCCAACAAAAGATAACAGTGTGCTTGTAGCAACATCAAAAGCCTCAAACACTGTTGCACCTATATATAAATTTATAGTCCCAGTTCCTTTTAATATACCACTGTTGAACTCAATTTTGATATTTGTGCCCATATCAATATCGGTTGCCCCATCAGAAGGGAAAAAACTTATAGCAGATAATGTTGTTGGAACACCAACAACAACTGGTTCTGGTATTGTCGTGAAAGAATAATTACTGCTACCAGCGTAAGGATTAGCCACAGCATCTCTTATAGAATCATATGGTATATCCACATAATATGTTACATCTTTAAATAAATCTGCTGTTGGATTTATAGTTAATGTATTGCCAACAAAAGATAACCGTGTGCTTGTTGCTATATCAAATGTTTCAACCACAGTCCCATTTGATTTTTTAAGAACTATATTTCCGCCCCCTTTTACAATATTTTCACTGAAAGTAAAGACTATGTTTGAGTTTACCGCAATTCCAGTTTGCCCAAGAGTTGGTGAATACGCAGTTATATATGGATTAGATGAATCTACAGTTATTGTTATTGGATTTGATGGAGAAGATGCGGTAGGTGCGGCAACTGTAGTTGCTACTTCAGTGGTAGATGATTTAAGTATTGGATCTATCGTAACTTGATTAATTCTAGTCGCTAAAGTTGTTGCTTGTTTAGTTTGAGTTGTACCACTCGCATAATACGAAAATTCTGCAGCGGTATGAATTTCTGCTGAATTATTGGTTACACTATCACATAATAAAAAAGAACGAGTGCCTGTTTTGAATGATGCTTGATCGGTATTAGGTAATACGAAAACCCCCGCAACATAACCATCTTTATCGGTTGTCAATTTTTCATCTTGATTTATTGCGGTGATTTCATATGTCTCATTATATGTCTCATTACCCCAAGTAAAAGTATCAGCGGCAGTTAATGTATGATTAGTTATAAGACTAGGATCGTTAAATTTCTGTCTGATGAAAGCTGTCTTACCTTTCGCAAATAAAACAGTAACAACACTATCCGTCAAGGTAAATTCTTTAGAGTATTTTTCAGGTATTGCTTTATCCAATACCAACCTTGTAGAAGTAAAAACATAATTATCTACATTAACATTATCAAAAAATGCATACAAATTTGTTAAAGGTTTTAGATGATATGCACTAAAGTTTATAGACCTAGACCGAATTGTATTAATAACAGATATATCAATAACAGATTCACCGATAGACACAGTATTAGTAGATTGAGTAGAACCGAATTGTAATCCAACTTGTGATTGAGTTGTAGACGCATTATAGGTAGCAGAAACATCCATAGAAACTACTGGTGGTTGTGTTGCTGCTAATAAAGCTGCTGCTGCAACACCAAGGGTAATTACTGCAGTTGGATCTGGATTTATTGGTGTAGTCGAACCTTGTGTCGTGGTGGTAGTTGGATTATTAGCTGAAACTGTTGCCATCATTTATTCCTTAATTATTGATTAATTATTGTAACATTAGATCGAACAGAAACATTAGATTGTAACGCTAAATCTGTAACACCCTTACCTGTCGTTTCCCAATTTGACCAGGATTGTCCATTACCTGTCGCAAATACCGAATATGCATCATGTTCACCATTCAAATTAACTGTCACTTCTGGCTTAGTAACTGTATCTATCCATACATCAGTTGGAGGGTCCATAGCCATAATTCCATTCCAATTGAACACACCAAAGGGTTGAACGGATTCTGCTTCAGAAGCGATCATTTGTATAACAACAGGGGATTCAGTAAAATCTAATGTCGCTAGATCTCTTGATATATCTATATTTATAATGCTATTATCAACAACATTATAACCATATGAATTACTATCAAAGGCAGGTCTTAAAATTCTAGTGTTAAAATCGATTGCACAATTGTAATCCGGATTATATACATCACCAACACTATGTCCAGCGAAAGCGTCCACTAAAATACCATTTTTAAATTTATCCATTCCAGGAACATCAGAAGCAACTGATTCATCAGAGGCTTGTTTTTCTAAAAGAGATAATGTTGAATAATATTCTAAACGATTAACCCTCTTATCAATTTTTGCTATATCTTTCATAGTATAACGTCTGTTATCTATATACTCTATAGTAATATCATCAGCCGAAAAGGTATAAGCTGGGATTGATACAATATACAAAGTCAATGAGTCTCCAACAGAAGGAATCAATGGAAATTTTGCTGGAACCCCTTGGACAATAGACAGATTTAAATCTGGAGTAACTACTATTCTATCTGTTCTTGGTAAGTAAAACTCATAATCTGTGGTTAATAAACTATCAAATATTGGCAGATGAAATGCATCAAAAGTTGTAGAATTATCTGTTCTTCTTGGTCTAAAATCTAACACATCAGATAATCTAAAAATATCACCAGATGCAACTTTATAACTAGGAATTTGATCATATGATAATGCAGTGCTGTACGAATCTACTGTAATCGGACCAACGCCAGTATGTGAAAAATACTTAAACGATACTGTTAATGATGTAATTCGTTGATTAGTTGACCTTGGTGTGATATTAGGATTTTTTAGTTTTATATAAGCATGATCATAATAGGCATCTTTCTGCCCACTATACAAATTGTATAGGTCTGTTTGATCACCACCTTGATCATCCATTACTGATATTAATTCATATCCATCAGCTGTATTCAAAGATATACTTGTATCATCAATAGTAACCCCAGATATAACCCCAGATATAACCTTAGACCCATTTGTTAAAGTTTTATTTCTAGTAGAGGTAAGACTATTACTAACAACAACAAAAACATCTATTGTCATATTAGTATTTTTGTTTATACGCACTGTAGCTGAAGTAGGACTAGAAATATTGACAGAAGCAATATCAGTAATCGGAACAATTTGTCCAACAGTATAGCCAGAACCACCTGCGGAAACCACTCTTGCATACCAGTGTTGGGAAATAGTAGATGCAGACAACAATCCACTACCTATAAATGATTGAGGTGAAGTTAAAGTAAATGAACCCTGACTCATAGAACTAACAGCAGCAAAAGATACATATAAAAATTCTTTATAAGATTGATAAGATATATCAGTTAAATTATTTGTAGATAGATGTGTTTTTACTGGTGTGTTAGGTAACTTAAATAATTGCGAATAGTTTTGAGAATTATACACCGAAACTGCAGCAGTGTATTCTTCATTGCTAAAATCTGCACTAAATTGTTTAGCGTACGGACCAGTTCCTGTTTTCACAATAAAAGATTTTGCGTTTGCAAAACTCTTTCCTGTAAACATACTTATATCTGTTAAAAATAATTTGTATGTTCCAGTAACACCAGAATTGATTGTATATAAGGCAGTAGCTGTTCCTATTTTTGTAGTATTATAAGTTGTTGCTGATGTTAAATTTACGCCTGCATCTACGCCTGCAGTAGTAAGATTACTATGAATATCTATTGTTGTTCTTGTGGAATATGGAAATATTAAACCAAACAAATTTTCGACAACAACATAAGGACCTTTATCTAAAATAATTTGAGCATTATTGACAGATGAAGTTGTTCTTGCTTTTGGAGCAGTTAAAGTTGTTTGTTCTTTTGTGCTAAACTCAAACCCTTGTATATAAGCTAGACCTTTATCTAATTTTACCGAATAATCTGTTGTATAAGTTGTTTCAGGAACAACTTTACCCATGAATGGCATTACGGTGTAATCACCCGATTCATTATAGGTTCTTTCTGCTAAATGTTTTTCTAAATCAGAATATGCAGGTTTATCAATGTCTACAACAATTGTTCCATTTCTATAAGATGCTAAAAGAAAATGTTTATTACTAGTGTCTAAAGTTTCACCAGCGTGAGTAGAAGTAAGAGTTAATTCTATACAATATCTATCTGCTCCAGGAGCAGAATAATTTGGAGAACCTGCAGCATTGTCTAATAGTGATTCATCTTCACTATATGTTATAATAGATTCTATCGCCTCTAAGTAAACATCAATATTAGCAGTGTTATCGCCAGATACTAATATAGTTTGTTCTTCTACTGTTGTAAAGTACCCAGATATAAAATATACACCTTTTAGGATTTTGTGTAAGATATAATCTGTATAGACAGCAAAATTATCAGAACTCTCAACTAACAAGGTAAATGTTACATTACCTTCAACAGTAAGAGTAGTATTTTCTGATATAATACCATCAGTTTTATCGACTGTAAAAATATAGTTAACAGAGTTGATAACTTCGGTATGAACTATTAATTTTCTAGTGGTTCCAATGTAAACTATTTTACCCAAAAAATCAGCTAATACTATTGTTCCAGAAAAGGATTTTATTGGAATAGCTTTTGTGTATACTGCAGAATGATCCCCATTATGAACAACTGATCCATCTTTAAAGATATGTGAACCAAATTTATCTATTTGAGATTGTATAATAGATTGTAGTTGTGTTAATTCCCTAGCTTGAACTGCATATCCAGGCTTAAACAGAATTTTATGAAAATGTTTACTGTCGTCAAAATCGTCAAAATATGGTTCAATATTAAAATCTAGATTAGCCATTTGTATACCTGTGTTAAATCATTGTAATTTAATATATTTATTAGAACTTTAGAATAGTTTGTAGAGTAACTGTTTGATCTTCTGTTTGATAGAACGATGTTCTATTATTAATATACAGCAAATCGCCACTATACTTATCGACAGTTGGATTAATGACTGTTCCTATAGTGAAAGTAATGGCTCCATTAGTTAATACTTGCCCTATTACTGGAGTAGAATTTGTATTTGGCTGTAATAGAATTTTTGTATTAGTCGTAACCGATATAACTGTATATGAATTACCGGAAGTGTCTGATAGAATTAGATCATTGACTAACGTACCAGTAGTAGTTCCAGTCGTAACATAACAAGCAGTTCCTAAAATATCATTATAAAATTGTGTTGAATCAAATTTAGTAGGATTTCTAATTATCCCAAACTGACGATAATCATTATTGAATATAAACCCAGAGGTGTTAGAATTGCTGATTGTGCTATATAACATTAATGTATCAGAAAATAGTTGAGAAATTGCATTTTTTCCATGACCATATCTAGGTGACATAATTGCCCTAGCAGAAGCAACTGAAGTTGGTGCTGTTCCTACTGCAACCACAGACACGGTTGCGTATGTATATCCACTTCCTCTATTGGTTATATTTATTTTTACTAATTGACCACTACTTATAACAGCAGAAGCTGTTGCTCCCTGCCCATCACCACTTATTGTAATAGTTATAGAAGTATAACCAGATCCATTATTTTCTACTTGGATATAATCTATTGTGCCATCAACACTCAATAATTCTACATTCGCTTGTGTGGTATTTAATTGACCACCAGATGTAGATGCAGTAAATGTCGCTCCAGAACCACCAGTTCCAGAGGCAGTAATTTTTGCAGCTTTATAACCTACTCCTGGTTGATCTATAATAACATCAACAATTTGACCACCTTGGACAATAGGAGTTAAAGTTGCACCAGTTCCTGTATCACTTGTTACAATTAATGTAGTTGTTGGTGTACTATAACTCTTTCCTGGATCATCAATAGAAACAAAAGAAATAACACCACCTACAATAACAGGTGTTAGCATCGCTCTGATATTAGGAGTAAATTTACCAGTTCCTGTATCACTTGTTACAGTTAATGTAGTTGTTCCTAAAACATAACCAGTTCCCCCTGAAATTATATCAACCCTTGTTATTTCTCCACTGGTAGAAACTCTAGGAGATAATAAAGCACCTGTTCCAGCACCAGTAACTGTTATTGTTGTTGCTACTGAGGCACTTGGATAACCTGTTCCAGAATTATTGATAACAATTGAATCTAAAGCACCATTGTTATAGAAAATATTATTTACCGCAGTTGTTACTGGTATATAAAATGATGTCAGGAATTTTACTTTTAGAGCAGGAGGAACAGTCATTATAAATTTCCATTTATAACCATCCCCTGTAGAAAATGGTAATTCACTATTCCCAGTAGGCTTTACTGTAGATACAGAATTGTTATTATTATCTAAACAAATATATAAATTAGTTTCATCTACAAATACATAAAATTTTGATTCACTTATAGATGACGCACCAGAATGTGATAGATAATTAACTGAATAATTATCATCATAATGATCATATACTTCATTAGTCACCCAATTTATTCTAGGAATAACAAAACTAATATCATTGTTTGTTATTTCCTTGAATGATATAATATCTTTTCTTGTTGACAATTCATATTTGTAAGTAGGAACAGCTTCCTCTATTTCTTCAATCCCATTAACAAGAGCATAAGGTGTAGTTTTACCTAAAAAATAAAAATATTTAGAAGATTTCGATAACACATTATTATAGATCGATTGAGCTATAGTAGTATGCATTAATGGATTGATTGAAATTGACATAGGTTAATCCAATTAAGAAAGTGTAATTACCCAAGTAATAACAATACTATCTGAAATACCCTTAGTGACTACAGCAAATTGGGTTCTGCATAACATAGTACCTCCAGTAACAGCATTAAAAATACCAGCCTCTGAAATAGCACCAGTATTTACACCAGCAGCAAATGTAGCGACATAAGTAACAACATTTGATGCTTGTGTAGGTGTAGCCATCGCAGTTCTGTTACCAGCAAATGCACCACTTAATGCAGTTTGTCCTAGAGCTGGTGCTGTTACCGTATCTGTCCCAAGACCAATATGTGTCATACTTGCATCAGCAACTCCAAGCATTCTAGATATGATATGAGCCTTACCAGCGGTAACGACCATATTCGGAATGCTTCTCGTATCAGTAACTACACCATCTGCATTAGTTTTAACAATAGTTAAAGCACCAGTTATTTTTATTTGTTCGTTTGTATCCATTTGTATTTCCTTAGTTGTTTAGTTGTTTAATGTAATAGAAAAAGTAGAGCCAGAATAAGTAATAACCGCAGGAGTTTCGGTGTTAACATAATCCACATTATAATCAGAAACCCAATGCTCAAACCCTAAAATAGATATAGCATCAATTAATCCTTTATTTAGTACAAAAGATTTTGATTCAGAAACCGAAACACTTTCAGTTAATCCTTTATTTAGTACAAAAGATTTTGATTCAGAAACCGAAACACTTTCAGGTAAACCTTTGTTTAGTATAAAAGATTGTAATTCGCCAATTAGAACACTTTCAGGTAATGAGTTATTTAACGAATTGTATATAGTATCAGTAATTAAAATATTTTCAGTAAAAAATTTACTTATTTCAAAAGATTTTGATTCAGAAACTGAAACACTTTCAGATATTGCTCCTTTCCTAAAAATGAAAGATTGTAATTCATCAATTACAACTTCATTACTTAAACCTTTACTTACCGCAAATCTACAAATTTCATTAACCGATAAGAAATCAATTGGAGATACATTAATAAATTTTTCAAGAATTTCAAGAGTATTTATCAAAAATATTTCATTAGATAGCACCTGTGTTCCAAACAATTTCATACCTGTAGGATGCACAAGAGTTTTAACTATATCCCTATAAGTATTAATAGATTCTGAGCAATTTATCACATAAGAATACAGTTGATAATATACACTATCTTGTAACTTATAAGAATTTGATACAAACCCCCTTTCACTTTTGTAATATCCTTTATATTTTCTAACGCTACCAGTGTTAATTTTTATATAAGCTGAAGTTTCATCCAAGGAATAATCTGGTGTAGATGTATCAGAAGATAGTTGAGTAACAAGAGTCCCAAAATAGCTATCATCTACATAACCGCTAACAACAAAAAAATCAGAAACAATATTTTTTGTAACAAGGAAACTTTCTTTTAATCCTATTTTATCTACTAAATAAGGAAAGTTTGGAACATATACATAAAAAGGATTTACATAACCAACACCAAAATTTATTACTTCAATTTTTAATATTCCACCGCTTGAATCAACATCAGAAACTTTCAATAAAGCATTCGTGCCTGTTGGGGTTGTTATGGTTATTAATTGCCCTCTATAGAACCCAGAACCAGAAGAAACAACATCAACTTTTGTGATTGAATTTATGATAGTTGCATCGAAGTCATTTAATGATATTTTATCACCAACCGATATTATGTTATACACTGTTGGTTCTATAAAAACTTCAAAATATGATCCTAATTGTTGTATCTTTATGACATTAACTAAGATAGTTTGTGATGCAGAATTGATATAAATTTGTTTACCTACAATACTGTAGATATCACCGTGAGACACATTAACTAAAAAAGAAACATCTTGTTGCCATTCACCATCTGAAGGTTTGAAGATATATTCAGCTGGATATTTTATATCTATTTCAATATTGAAAAGATGTCTAAATAGAATTTTAAAAGATTCTTCACTACCTTTAGATGAATAGAAATCTTTAATATGTTTTAGAAAATGTATGTCATTAGCTACATTTGTTCTAGGAACATTAATACCAAATTCTTTCCATAGGGAATCTATAAATTTATCTAATGTATTATCAACATCCCTTATTGAATTAAAACTTTCACCAACACCCTCAAGTTCTGATGTTTTCAGAAATTCATAATAGAGTTCAACGAATCTGATAAATTTGGGATAATCTTCTTTAACAAATTCGGGAAACTGGTGTGATACTGTAGAAACTGCTGGTATTTTATAAGTCATTGTTATCTACTTGGTGTAAATATATATTGAGAACCTGTTACCTTAGTTTCTGCTATTGCATCAACTTTTAACTCCAATTCATCTATTCTGACAATATGTTCCCTAATAGAAATAATATCATTAGATTGTAGTTTAAAAGCAATTAAAAAATACGCCTCTGCCAATCCTACAATATTTATAGATTTGAGTGTAATACTACCCATTGTATAATCTACAATACCTTGTGCTTTATTAGTTATGACTTTATTTCCATTATTATCTTTATAATATCTTTGCAGAATACTATATCCATTATCTTCAATATACTGAATATTGCTATCCCCACTAACATAAAACCCATTAGAAGTGACAGCCTCTTCTGGAACACCAGCAGAATAGATTGGATTATCTATTTTAAAGGAATAATCGGCTGTTATATTAAATTTAGGGTATATTTTTCTTTTCACTACTAATGAAGAAATATTACTCGTAATTGCTGGATCAGTTGCATCAATAATGCCCATCAACTTCGAATATCTAAAGATAGAATCAAACCGCTTCAAATCTGTGTTATTATAATTTAATATGTTATTTTTTACTTGTAAAATTAGATCATAAGAAGATTGTGTTGTGATATTTGGGTTATAGTAAACTGTTGTGGATAAACTAATATTCAGATAAAATGGATCAACAAATTCTGGTATAACTGTTACAATTTTCTTATTCTTTAGAATTTGTTCTTTTATTGCTATTTTTTCTTCAATCGTTAAAACTTCATTATTTTTTGGTGCAACAGAGATAAACACTTTACCATAAATTGGTGGGATATTTTCATCGCCTCCCCAAACTTGTATAGAATCAAGATTATAGAAATTTGAAGTAATAATTGCTTTGTAGTCATCATTTGTAACTGCTCTATGGGCAGCACTAAACAATCTAGGAGCATTGTGTTTTATTTCATCTACAGTTTCAGCTTCTGCGCCACCTCTTGATGAACTAACTGTTGTAATAATAGCATTGCTAAGAGAACCACAACTAAATGTTCTTGCTCCATTAGCAGAACCTTTGTTAGTAACAAAATAAGATAACCTAACAACATTACCTGTATTAACAGATTTACCTATTCTATCATTACCAAATTGTATTTCATATAAACCATTTTCTATTTCTTTTAAGAAGTAAATAGTATCAGTCGCAGTTATAGATAAGATATCATCTACTTTTCTGAAATTGGTCACAATACTAGAATTGATGTTATTGAATATACCAACAGTTAATGTAGAGATATCACAATTATTGTTTGAAATGATATATCTTGAACTATCAGATACCACATAAGATTGTGTTAAAGGAGTTCCTTCAAGCAAAAATACATTACTAAAGTTATATGTTCCAGATGAATTAACAGCAGTATAAGGAACATCGTTATAGAATGTGTAAGGAGTACCATTAACTGAGGTATTAAAAGGAGTTAAAGCATTTAGAACTATTGTATCTGGCGTACCACTAACATTAGTAAGTTTAATGTTAACTTTTGCTTTAGCTGTAGAAGCAGATCTAGGTAGATAACCCAGTTCAAATGCTTTAGAAACAACACTTTCTCTTTTAACAGCAGAATCAAGGAATGATTCATTTACAGCAAGATTAGTGTATAAGGAATTGTAATGTGTATTATATGATAACACATCTAAAAGAATCGAAAGTCCTGAACCCTCAAAATCGTAATCTGAAAATTCTTCTTGACCTTGAAAGAATTGTTTGATATTAGATTTGATATTATCAAAACCCAATTCAGTGGTAGAAATTTTATTATTTGTTGCCACTAATCTATCCCTTTAACGTGTTCTTTCTAACACTAAGTCTATCCTTAGTGGTTGTGTTGTATTTACTATTTGGAAATATATGGAAATATTAGCAGTATGATTTTCTTTATCCATATTTATCACAATATCTAATATAATAACTCTAGGCTCAAAAGATGTTATAGTATCTTCTATAGATCTTCGTAACAAAATTTCAGTCATAGGAGAAGCTGGTTCAAACATTATTGCATTAACTTGCGAACCAACTTTACTATTGAAATGTCTTTCATAGTTCATAGTAAGAATTAGATGCTTAAGAGACGCTTTTATTGCATTAGCATCAGTCTTTACTGATATATCTGCAGGTAAAGAATAAGTAAATGCCTTATTTATTTCACTAGAAAGAGATACAACTCCATAAAGTTCTAATGATGAATCTGAAATAATAGTTTTAATTTTACCCAAGAATACATTATCGACATAGAGATTATTATTTACTTCTAAGAATGTTAGAAAAATAGCATTTATTCCAGACACTATAGAATTCAGATTAGTAAAGGAAATTGTTCCCGTTCCAACATATCTATCCTGTGAAGATGGTGCTGGTGTAAAGTTAAGATCTAAATCTGTAAATGTTCTTGTGTTTTTCATATCAACTACCTAATTTTATATAGTATTTATATAGATATTTGAGTAGGAATCTTGGTTTCAAATTTTATTATTTGTGATCCATTGGGGAGTTGGGCTGCTTTAAGTTCATCAAGCGTAGTCAAGCTGTCAACCTGTTTAGTTGCATCTCGTAGCACTTGTTTCTTAGCTTCAATATCCGCTAAAGCTACAGGATCAGCTAGATTTCTAAGTTGAGCCACATCTAATGCTTGAAGCAATGGTGTGCGTTCTTGGCGTAGGCGGTCTTTAGTAATCGCTTTAGCTTTGTCTAAGTTAATGACAATCATTCTTGGTACTCCCATGCGTTACGGAAAGTCCTGTCTTCTGGGATATCTGACACATCCACAATCTTGAACGGTTTACCGACAGGCACAGTTTTTTCGGCAATATCTTCAATAGTCATGGTTTCCAACGCCTCTGGGGTCGGGATAACAATAGCAACGCCACCATCATCGTTAGGGTAAATAATTCGTTGATTCATTTTGATGTCCTCTTAGCGGAATATGGCAGCACACACTATTGCAAAATCAGATTGGACTGGAGTGCCATTCCCAGTTTCGCAATCAATTCTAAAGTTAGAAGAAGTAAAATCTACTGCGGCAATAGTACCAGTAGATGCCGTATCAGTCCCTGTTGTCGTAGTACCACTCACTACTGCCGCATAATTAATATCAGGCATAGCAGTTATAAAGTTGACTGTGTAAGACCCAGTCCCGTTATCCGTAATACTCGACACGTTCCCACTTGCACGAATACCCATAGGAGCACCAGTACCGTTGAAGTTTACCCACGCTCTGCATGCGTAGACTGGGGCGGTTCCGGATATTACTGGGACGTTTGCGCCTACAAAAGACCCACTTGTTCCAATATCTCCAGACCTACAATCAATATATGCTTTAACCGTAGTTAAATCTTGATAATCTCTAAACCCAATACCCCAATGGCTATGAATAGCTGTGTTATAAACAGTGAATGAAGCTCCATCGCCCGTGCCATTCTGTATATTAAATGCTCCAGTCGCACATGGAAATGAAGTAGTACCACTAAACGCTCCAGTGGTTGCGCTAACAGTACCCCCTGATTGATTTGTAGCAGTAGCAGCGTTGCCTGTGCAAGAAGTTGAAGAACCTGTTACGTCACCGCCAGTAGTTATGTTTGTGCCTGATATGTTGCCGTTTTCATTGAATGTTACACGCTGACCCCCATTATTACCCCAACTCGCCATTGTACCTATTGCTTGAAATTCAATGCCTGCAGGGGTTGTTCCTTGATCTGTAAATCCAACAAGAGTTATTCTATTTCCTGTTACATCAGCAATATCATTTTTGACAATAACATTATAAGTAAGGGAACCAGTATTCCCTAAGATTTGTACGTCAATATGCGTAGCACTATTAACACCAATATCATAAACTCGAACTTTGTTAATTGCAGGATACCCAGCATTATCTGTTGGATTTACATAATATCCAGCACGATAAACTTCGGCACGCCATTGACCAGTACCTTTGGCAACTTTTATTACAGTATTATTATGTGTGTGTCCGTGTCGAATATGAATCTCAACATCTTGTCCTTGGTTAGAGGCAGGAAATGTCGCTATTCGATACCAATTTCCTGCCACTAAAGATGCTGTTGTACTGAGTATATCCCCAAAAGATAGTTGACTGTTTGCTGTGGTTATATAACCACCATAAACATCCAATTTTGATGTAGGACTAGCAGTCCCAATCCCCACGTTGCCGCCATTAGGGTTAATTGCAATATCAGCAGTTGTTGAAGAAGTGGCAGTTGCCATCCCTTGGATAAGGCCAATACTTGCGTTATTACCGATGCCAATACCAGCAGTGGAACTATTAAGACCAAAAAAAGAATTTAGCCCAAATATTCCATTATTTCCAAAAACATGAAGTTTTGCACCTGGAATACTCGCCCCAATCCCCACGTTGCCGAAGACGTCTATGGTCGTTTTTACAGATGCCCCTGTCCATAACTGCAAGCTTCTTGAGCTATTATCGTATTTAAGCCCCGCATCAAATAGTGATATACCCGCTGAACCGAACCCTATTTGTTGCGTTCTAGTAGCTGCGTTATCAGTTAGTAATGTTAAACCTAAATCACCAGCGTTATACATTATTAAATTACTTGCCCCTACAACTGGGTTTCCTGTTGCTGGAATTGAAGTAGGTGTACACCCAATCCCCACGTTGCCGGAAGCATCTTTATAGACTTGACCTGAACCAATGTTCAGTATGTCCGTTGAGCCTGTGAGTGTGCCTGTGTAGGTTGGGTTACTTAATGTCGGTGAAGCCAGTGGTGCTTTTAAGTCCAATGTTCCCGTGATACCGTCCAGTTTAGTCTTGTCTGCGGCACTCATACTACCAGCGACTGATGTTGTTGATGCGCCTATTGCAGTTACTAATTGGGCAGCAGTTGCAACAGTAAAGGCAGAAGTTGCATTACCGTATGGAATACCAGTTAAAGTTGTTACACCTGTACCACCAGAACCGACAATTAAAGTAGCAGATAATCCAGCAGCTGTACCTGATGTGTTCAAACTACCTAAAGCAAGAGTTCCACCTAAAGTTAAAGAACCAGTAGAAGTGACAGTACCAGTTAATGTCAGTCCTGAAACAGTTCCTGTACCACCGACAGAAGTTACCGTGCCTGTTGTAGGAGTTGTCCAAGTTGGTGCTGCGTTACCTGCCGATGTTAATACTTGTCCAGATGTACCATACGCTGTACCCGATGAACCAAAAGATATGCCTCCTGCGGAGGTGATGCGCATTTTTTCTGTTACTTGATTTCCACTTAACCTTGTTCCAAATGCAAGATATGAGGCAAAATTACCATCAGTTGCGTTTTCTTTAGCCCCCTTAATTATTGCAAATTGAGCAAATGATGTCCCTGTATACCTGCCACCTAAACCTATGGTTGCACCAACATCAATACCTAAAGTTGAATTTGATTGTATTTGAAATGTTGCAGGATTACTTCCTGTGTTAAAGTTATAATTTAGTCCAGTAAATGAAGCAACAGCACTTGCTATAGAATCTCCCGCACTATTGGCTACTCCATTAAGTACATCTAATCTGTTATTAGGACTACTCGTCCCAATCCCAACGCTGCCAGTCGAGGTAATACCATTAAAACTACCATAAGGTATCTGAACAGAAACCCCACTTTGTAAACCAAAAATAGTTTCAGTTCCAACTATTGTTGAAGCTACTGGTAAATCAGATAATTTTTTTGTTGCCATTAATACCCTCCTTCATATATAAATCCATCTTCTGTGATTATTTGAAAACCATCTTCTGTTACTAACAGGAAAGTTCCTGTTCCTGCAAATACGTTTGAAGAACCAGATGTTAAAGTTCCAAGATCAGTAGAATCCCCATTTCTAGCAATAGGTTTTCCATTAACATAAACACTATTAGAACCTGTATTGATAACAGCTGTATGTGGGACACAGTATTGTCCAACTTTAATGTTATGTATTTGAATTGCATCACCTTGTCTACAAACACCATAACCATTCACAAACACATTAGACGAACCAACATCAGTTACAGTAGTAGCATCACAAGTATGACCAGTATTTACTGTATCCTGTCCTCCTCTTCTCGCTACTGCTGGCATATCAATTCCTTATGAAAATAGTTTTTCTATTTTATTAGATTTCTTTTTCCACTCTACCTGAGTAGTAACTTCTTTAGATGAATTATTTTTATCATATGCTAAATGAATCCATCTAGATTTTCCACCATTAGCATATTCCATAAAGCATTCTTGATATGGTAATATCTTTTCTAACTTTACACATAGATCATACAGATCAGATATTTTATTTGGTGTTACTAATTGAATATCTGCAGCCCTACCTTTTAGATGGTGTGAAGTTTTAGAACCTTTAGAATTTGCTCTATTATTAGGTCTAAATCCATCAGAAATTCTCCAAGTAGCACCATTTCCTCCACCTTGACAAGGACCAAGTTCATCATATATTTTTTCTAATAAATTTTCGCACAACTCAGATAAATTAGCAACTATATTGGCTTTTGTGTATAGAGTTCCTGCTATAGTTTGTTCCTGTAGATTACCATCTTTACATAACATACCTAAAGTAAAATGTTTAGATAATGGATAACTTAAAGGGAAATCACCTCTTCCATTTATATCATTAAGTTTATCTTGAGAAATATCAGTCCCCCCAGATTTTCCTCCAGAAGGAGTAGTAGAATCTTCAGCAGTTGGATCAACATGATTGTGTTCATAATCACTTGTTGATGATATTTTATGTTCTAATTTCTGACCACCCGAACTTGCCCAATCCGCTTCAGTTTCATATTTTGATGTTGATTCAGAATGTCTTTCTGGAGTTTTTAAATTATTTTGTGGTGGTTTATTTGAACCTACACTTGGTGGTACTTGTAATTTAGAATAAGGACTAACACTTGCTCCAGATGAAGTTAATGATGTCTTATTCTCAATTGGTGCACCAGTATATTTAACATCATATATATCTGGAGCAATACCACCAACAAATGGTATACCAGTTAACGCATATTCAATAATAGATTTTGATAATGTGTTTGGGTTATATTCACCAGCAGGATTTAATACAGTATCAACTAATACTTGCTCTTCTTTTCTATCTTTAACAGGATCTCCAGCAAAATCTACTGGAACTTTTGGGGCACCTAATAATACTAATGGTTCTACTTTATCGGATATTGCAGTTATTGGGGTTGGTGGTATAGCAGTTCCATTCAAATCTATAAAACCTGCTGTTGCAGATAATGTGGCATTAGCGTTTATAATAGCAGTTCCAGTAGAATTTAGTTGAAGAATACCCATAGTTGTAGTAGTATTAAACATTCCTGTAAGAATATCTGTAGATGTTGTTCCATCTAATTGAAACATATCTGTTTTAATCTTAGTAGTTTCTTCTGTTTGAAGCAAAAAGGTTTTAGTTTTTATCTCAGTTGAATCTTCTATATCCAGCGTGAAAGTTTTTGCTTTAATTTGAAAATCAGCAGGTGTTTCCAATTTGAAACTACTAGACATCTTCATTAATGTTTCAGCAGTAGAAGCAGTATCACCCCCTTCCATGCTCATAGTCTTAGCAGTTTTTAATTTTAATGCATCAGTAGATTCAATAGACATTGTACCAATTGATCTAGTATTAGAAGTTTTAGCAACTTCAACATTATAATTTCCTTCTACAAGAACATTATAATCCCCACCCACAGCAATATTAAGATCTTTTGCAACACCAATATTAAGGTCATCATGAATAACAACATCTGCTGTTCCGTTCACTTCAATATTAGCATTTCCTTGACATAAAATATTCAATTCACTAGCAACTGTTATATTACATGTTCCATTAATAAAAACATTTCCATTATTTTCTGTGATATAAAATCCATCACCAACGATATAATTAATTTGAGAACCATTAGGATCTATTTCAATAAATGTCCCTTTACTGTGGTAGATATTTACCCGTTCACCATCTGGACTATCATCAAATTCTAAAACATGTCCAGCCTCAGACTCAAATACCTTGTTAAATGGATATACCGTATTATACGCACATTCTGGTTGATCCCAAGTGCCCTGTTCACCCGTACCACCTGCCATATTAGCAATAGGGATATCAAGTTTTCTAGTTATATCTTTAAATTTTACATGAGTTCCATCTATAATACCACGAGCAAGTCTATTGGTATCTGGTTCATTCATAAAATCTCTAAGTGGGTATTTCCCTTCCGGATCAGTAAATCCTTCTGTATTGAAATTTGCAGATCTATCTTCAGTATATGCTTCTCGTTTATTTGGATTAGATAAATCTATTTCTCTAGCAGTTTTATTTACTGAGGTTGAGGATGGATCTTTATTTGTTGGAGGAGAATCCGATTTACCACCTAAGAAGTATTCATAATATTTTCTTTTTACTGGCCAGCCATTCGCATCACCGCCTACTTTACTCAGTAAATAATCAAAAAATCCAGAACTCCATTGTCGTGTTTCCCAGTCTTTCATTTTCCACTTGACAAATTCCACCATAACCTTACCGCCAATATCAGCAGAAGAAGCCACTAAATCAGGATTCCCAACTAAATCAATACCTAATTTATCCCCAATAGCCTTATATGCTTCTGGGAAAGTAATTTGTATAAACCCCCTACCATGATAATTTCCGATAGATGCAGGTTTGTTTTTACTTGTGCCATAGATAAAACCAAAGAATTCTACCCTAGAATATTGATTTGGTTTATTATTCCAATGTTCTGCGTCTGGTTGTTTAATCCTTGGCCAAGTTCCACGTATACCCTTGGTGGAATAAGTATGATCTTCTAATGCCGAATATAACCATTTGCTTTCAACACCAGCAACACCAAGCAAGGCACATTTAGCATATTTAGATTTTAAACCAGCAGCATCACAGGCAGCGATAATAGCTGCTATACCTGCGACTGCTCCTTGTGTTGCACCAGAACTAGTAGGTGGTGTACTTGGGATTGGTATGCTTTCTATTGGATCAGCCATAATATACCTTAAAAGTTATTGTCAAAATAGTTTAATACTTGTTCTTTAGTATCAAAAGACATACTGGTTCCTTTGAATGGCAAATATTGGAAATCTTCCCATTGTTCAGGGTTTAATAAAGTTGCGTTGTATTTCTTAGTGTTCTCATCATAAGCAACAGTTGAAATTGTCGTATCATCAATATTAGATTTAATATCATATGTTGTATGTGTTCCTTCTGATAATTGAACTGTTATCGCATTGATATGATATTTCTTGGCAGTTTCTTGAGTAACACCTTCAACCTTATCTTCAGCAATAGAATCAATTAATTCTGTTACTACATCTCCAGTTGTGCTTATTAATTCACCATCTACATCTGTAGTTACAGCACCATTAGTAACTTCTGAAACATATGCGGCAGATCTTGTTTGAGGTATACCACCAAGAGTCCCAAGCATTATAGGTTGTTGTTGAGCATCATCAAGAAATATTACAACTACCCACGAACCTTGAACAACTCCAGTAGGACTCCAACCAATACCATTCATAGAAGCAGAATTAATAGGCATCATAGGATGTGCCCAAGGTAAATCAAATGTTGGCAATTCCACTTTGTTTTCTGTATGTAAACCAACAATCCTAACTTGACATCTACCAAGTTTTAGGGGATCAAGTCTATTTTCAACTACCCCAGTGTAAAATATCTGATTCATATGCTTCCCATATTTAGATTTATATCAAAAGAATCTTTTATCAATTCAAAAATACATTCATGTAATTGATTATTTATTTTGTGGCGTATAGATGAAATGATATAATAACCAGAAAATACTTTATCAACTATATCTTTATCTTGTTTTTCAATAGCCTGATTCTTATATAACTTTAACTTAATTTTTTGTCCAACTGTATAATCAGTTCTACCAAGTACAGTAATTTCTACTTTACAACTCTCTGCAATATTCATAAGAGATCTTCTTCTTTGAAAATATTTAGAATTTGACCAATCATGATTACCAGTCATTAAAGCATTTGCCTTATGAATTGTTGCAATAGCAGAATTTGAATTGTGCATCAATGTTTTAGTTAAATAAGGATACTTATTAAGTCTTACATCTTTTGTATAATTTTCCAAAACATCAAACTTTCTAACCATATAGTTTTTTGTAGTAACATCATGTGTTATCAGAGTAGAGGAATAAGAACCATTCTGAATATTATCCATATAGTTAAATGCTGTTGGAATAACTATATCCATAATACCACTATAATCTTGTTCTATATTTCTTATGTTACCATTGTATGTAAAGTCTCTAACAAAATTGTCTTTGCTAAATTCTCGCACAGATTCATTATTGTATAGAGCTTCTAAAGATATAAAATTCAATCCATTTCTATTTTCAAAGAATAAGAATGTTGGAGAATTGGTTAATGATAATGCATGATCTGCTAAATAATTTAAATTTTTAAATGGTGACCAAAAATTAGAAACATAAGCTAACCCATTATTTGTTGGTTCTACATGGTATCTTTCTACATTAGATTTAACACTATATTCATCAAGAAGTTTTGCTGCAAGAACTCCAATATTATCATTATATGCACGACTAATCTTTACATTAAGATCTACCATTGCTTCAGCAGATACGAAATGTAAAATATAACTTACACAACGATCACCCATAAATTCCCTATCTGATAACTTGTATATCCTAAAGGTATTTTGAATATATGAACCTTCTTTAGTGAAACCTGGGGTTGCCATTTTTACATGAAGAGTTTCATCACCAATAAGAGGAAAAGAGTTTACCAAATCTAAAGAATCTTTTATAACTAATGAACCAGTTATGAATGGTGAAAATATATCTTCATAGATATTGATAGTCAAACAAAGATGCCTAATATCAAGAGTTAACCCTGTAGAAGAGACTATATCTAATTGATGAATATCTATATCACCCGCACTCTTTAACCCCATTACATAACCCCAAATTCAGCTGCAACTTTTTCTATAATGGCAGGAGAGATGATCTTTATTAATCTTTTACTCTCATTAACAGCATACTCATGACCACTGTTTGTAATAGGATTAGATCCCGCTATTGTACTATCAACAATATATGTACTACCATTTATAACTGCTTCATAATGATGAATATCATTTATATTATCTACACCATATTTGTCTGATATAATCTTTTCCATAGCGGTTTGACGCATAGGAAAATCTGTTAGATAATCATATCTATCATTAGCCAACATAATTGCCCAGAAATAATCAGGATTACCATAAATCTTTTCTGCTATAAATTCTGGAGTTTCTCCATCAGAAATGATATACATATCAAATAAAGTAATGTTAGAAAGAATTTCTTTTCTCAATCTTACATTCTTAGTTATATCTGTCAATACTTTAAATTCTTCTTTATTGTTGATGGTAAAACTGTATGGGATTTTTGGGAAGTTATCAAAATACATTAGAATTTACCTATGCTTATTTTCTCTTTATCTAGTTTAGCAAGTTCTTTGAATACCATATTCATTGAAATTTGTGTTGGCATACCATTAGCAAATGTTGAATAAGTTCCTTGAGGAGCATAATCTAAAGTCAGATCTATCAAAACACAAGAAGTGTGTCTATGGATTTTATCATTCTCTCTACCACCAGTATAATAAACAATATCAAATTCTGATGGGTATATATAAAGAAACTTATCTTGATCTTTAAATTCTGGATGCATATGAAATTTAAATTGTTGTATCAATGCTAATATATTACCAGCTTCAATAGCACTCTTAGGGGCAAATAAATATGTAAAAGTGAAGGTTCTAAAATCAACATCCTTAAAGATTTGTTCTTTAGTAGGATTAACCGCCAGTTTGGTTATTTTAGAAAGTATATTCCCAACATCCCCTAGTTGTTGTAATCCACCTGCAACTGCTGCACTTTTTAAGGTGCCATTTGTATCTGCGCCTAATGCATTTGTTGTTTTCAATCCAATTGGAGTTTCCGATTCTTCATAATTCATGGAATATCTAACAGATAAAGCAATTGGCATATGAAGAGCAATTGCGGTCTTTAATCTTTTAGTTGGTTTAGAAAATTCTCCAGCATATGCTATAACACCCATTGCAGCATCTTTTATTAGTGACGGTCCGAGAATTGCACCAGCAGCAACTATTCCTGCTAGTTTTGATGATCCGAATGCACTAGCTCCTGCTGCCGCTGCTGCACCACCTGCAACTATTAAATCCTTAGCAAGATTTAGTTCTGTATAAGCAACAAGACCCCCTTTTGAATAAGCACCCCCAACATTATTTAATCCAGTTGTAGCCTTATCTACTAAATCATTTAACCCATACCCACCACCACCATTCTTAAGTTTAGATTCTGATTGAACATTAATAAAGAACATAGCATAATTTCCGCCATATTCTTCAGATCCTAAAAGATTTTCTGGATAAGTATACGATGCAACAGAATATTCAGAGACATTAGGTGTTACTCCACGAATAGCATCAATTCGTGCTTCTTCAAGTAATAACTTTGATTGTTCTTCAGGAAGCAACCTTTTATAGGGTAACCCATCTATCTGAAGATCATTAGGATTTAACGCACCTGTGTTGTAAAAGGGTTCTGCCATTTTTATTCTCTTCTAAATATAGTATTACACTATTTATATAAATATATGAAATATCCAAAACCAAAAAAATGGCACCCTCTTCATCCAGAAAAATATCTTGGAGATGTAAGTAATATAATTACTAGAAGTTCATGGGAAGTTAAGTTTTTGAATTGGTGTGATTCTAATTCCAGCGTTATTTCATACTCTTCTGAAGAGACTATTGTTCCATATAGGTCTCCTGTTGATCAGAAAGTTCATAGATATTATCTAGACGCTAAGATTAAAGTTAAAACTGCTGATGGAATTCTTAAAACATATTTAGTAGAAATTAAACCCTTTGTTCAAACCCTACCACCTCAGAAACCCAAAAGACAATCTAAAGGGTATTTAAAAGAATGTGCTACCTTTATGGTCAACCAATCAAAATGGGAAGCAGCTGAAATATGGGCAAAAGATCGTGGTTGGGAATTTATAATATTAACAGAAAAACAATTATTCTAGGATAAATAGGTACATGGCAATAGAATCTAGAACTAAAGAAAACTTACAAGATGTATTTGATAAAAACAAATACAACCTAAAGGATGCCGCCCAGAATTCTATGAGATGGTATGCTCAACAAGCAAAATTGATGGGTAAACAAGGTTATACTTCTAAAAGATTATTATCTGGTATATCTGGAGATTGGGCACAGGTTCCAATCCCAGGAAAGTTATACATGTATGCATATGATGCAAAACATAAAGCAACTTTACCTTATTGGGATAAATATCCTTTAACCTTCCCCTTTAAGTTAGTCAAAGATGGGTTCCTTGGAATCAATATGCATTATCTTCCTTATGCTTATAGGATTAAAATTTTAAATGATTTAGTTGGAATAAAATTAAGATCAACTTCAAAGCACTATAAATTACAGTTATCTTGGGAATTAATTTCATCAGTAGCTAAATATCAACCATTACAAGCATGTGTACATAGATATCTTTATAGTCAACTGAGAACTGGATTAAGAATTATACATTCTTCTGACTGGGCTACTGCTATGATGTTACCAACACATAAATTTATTGGTGCATCACCTTCTTATGTATGGAAACAATAGGTAATAAACATGTCATATAAAGATCCAGATGCTGTAAGTTATGGTTTAGATAAGTTCATATCTTTAGTAAAGAATGATTCATTAGCACATAGTAATCAATATAGTGCTGTATTTTATCTACCAAATAATTTACAAAATATTCATACTGCAACAACATCTAAAAAAAATATACAAAAATTAACTTTGTTATGTGACTCTGTGAGTATCCCAGGACTTAGTTTAATAACAAATGATGTTGCAGTATATGGTGAAGCAAGACAAATGCCCACACAAAGACTTTTTTCAGACATGACTATGACATTCTATGTAGATCATGAAATGAACGCCAAAAGATTTTTTGACTCGTGGATGGATATAATTATTAATCCTAAAACTAGATCTGCATATTATTATGAAGATTATATTGCTAATGTTGAATTATATGTTCATGATAAGAATTTTAATATCACATATCAAGTAGTATTATTTGAGTGTTACCCTAAAGCTATTCAACAAATTGATATGAGTTATGCTTCAAGAGATATAATGAAAATGCAAATCACTTTTCAATACAAATATTATCTCGTAGAAGATAAATTTGATGATGAAGAATCTTTAAAACATTTCTTATCTACCAATAATATTCAACATAACTCTAATATCCCTATCCCAAAATTTTAAATAATGAACATTGATAATAACCTAAATACATTATTCAATTTAGAACCAATTGAAGGTACTTTAATAACTAAATCTGGAGAAGTTCTAGCTCCTTCTGATAAAGCAATTGAATATGATTGTGAAAAATCTAGAAATAATTTACACACACTATTACAAAATGGTCAAGATGCTTTGAACTATGCTATAGAAATAGCAAAAGATTCAGAAAACCCAAGAGCGTTTGAAGTAGTTGGTAATCTCATGAAACAATTAGCTGACATCAATCATCAGCTCCTAGATATTCATCTAAAGAAACAAAAAATGACTACAAAAGAACCAGAGAAGAATACTGGTTCAATTACCAATAATGCAATATTTGTTGGTACATCAACTGACTTAAATAAAATGATAGAGAAAATGACAAAAGGTGAATCATAATGGCATTACCAAAAGCATCAACTGCAATCTATACCACAAATATACCATCAACCGATGAAGAAATCAAATTTAGACCATTCTTAGTTAAAGAAGAAAAAGCTTTACTAATCGCTCAACAAAGTGAAGATAGTACAGTAATGGTAGATACTCTCAAAACAATAATACAAGATTGTGTTGTTGGAAAAATAGATGTCAATGCCTTGGCAGTATTTGATCTTGAATATCTTCTGCTACAGATTAGATCAAAATCTATTGGGGAAATTGCTGAACTTTATTTTTCATGCGATACCTGTGAAGATCCTAAAGCAAAAGCAAAAGTATTTGTAGACTTAACTAAAATCAAAGTTGTGGTAAACCCAGAACATAACAAGAAGATTGGTCTATTTGATGATGTTGGGATTGTGATGAAATACCCAAACATTTCTGATGTTAATAAGTTTGAGAAACAAGATTTAGATAATATTGAAGAAATCTTTGGGTTGATTATAGCATCTATTAGTTATATCTACGATGGTTCTGAAATATTCCACACCAAAGAACAAACAAAAGAAGATCTTGAAGAGTTCATCAATAACTTAACACAACAACAATTTCAAAAAATAAAAGAGTTCTTTGAAACTATGCCAAAATTGAGACACGACATTCAATATACATGTCCAGTGTGTTCAAAGGTTCACAATAAATATATTGAAGGAATAGAATCTTTTTTCTAATAAGCCTTTGTTCTGATTCTTTAGTTAATTATTATAAAATGAATTTTGCTTTAATGCAATACCACAAATATTCATTAGCTGACATAGAAAATATGATACCTTTTGAAAGAGAGGTTTATATATCTATGTTAGTTAATTATCTAGAAGAACAGAAACAAAGGCAGCAACAAGGATAAACATGGAAGATTTACTTAAAAGACAATCAGATCAATTAGCACAAGTAGTTAGATTATTAACTATCACTAGAAATATTGACATTGCTAATACAATAGAAACACATAAGATGTTATCTGATGAAGATCATATTGCTAAAAAATTAGATGATATACATGAGACTATTAAGAATATAGAATCTAATATCACTAAAAACGATATAGTTGATGTATCTAGAGATTTAGATGTAAAGAAATTATCTGAGGAAACTTCCAATAGTCACCTTGAAGCATTAAAAAAAATACAAGAAACATTAGCACAGAATAATGAATATAGAAATATTGCTAATAGAGCTAAAGATCAGCCTATCAATAAGTCTTGGTCAGACAATCTAAGAGATTTAAAGAATACATTCTCCGGCATTAAAAAAGCATTGACTGGCGGAACAGTTTTAAAATCTACTGGTCAAGCAATTGCATCTTCGGTATCCCCAAGATATAAAGATCGTATGCAATATATCAAATCCGAAAAGGCATTAGGTAACAAAGCTTCTGATGAAAAATTAAAAGAGACTTATGAAAAAAGAAGTCAATTGCTTCAGAGAAATGTTGCTAATGAAAGTTTCATGCAAAAGACAAAGGGTTATTTAACTGAACCAGAATTTATCAAAGGTGATACTGAAGAATCTAAACAATACATCAAAGAGAAGCAAGATGTTGGGGCAGGTCTTAAAGAAACAGATTCAAGATATACTCTTAATGAAAAAGTTGCTAAAAGAGAAGCAATAGCAAGAGAAAAATTAGCAGAGGAATTTAAACCAGATATTGCAATACCAGTGAAGGCAGATTCTGTAACTACTGAAGATAATCCAATCACTAAAGTTAAAGCTGGTATTGTAAATTTTATTAAAGAAAATGTAAAAGATTTAGGTAAAGCTGTTGCACAAAAAGCTAAATCTATTCCACAAATGGTAACTGCTAATTTATCTACTAAAGAATCTGATATTGAAACAGCAAGAGCTACAAAAACATATCAAGATACACAAATAGATAACGATATTAAACAAACTAATATATTAGCTGAACAATTAGACGTTCAAAAGAGTATATTAGAAAAGGTAGATATAATCAGTAAAGCACCTACCCCACCTACCCCAACCTCTACAGGAGATGGGGTTGGTGGTCCATTAGAAACAATTGCGGATGCAGCAACAGGAGCACCTAAAGGAAAGGGTAAAGGTAAAGGAACACCTAAAGGAAAAAGTAAATTTGGTAAATTTGCAGGAAAAGCTGGTAGTTTTCTTAAAGGTGGAATTGCAACTGTAGCAGGTATGGCAATAGAAGCTGGTGGACAAGCAATAACAGATGGTGGTAATCGTGATGTTGGAGATGTAGTATCTACTGTTGGATCTGCTGCTCAAGGTGCTGGAACAGGAGCTATGATAGGATCTGCATTAGGTCCAGTTGGTTATGCAATTGGTGCAGGAGCTGGGGCTGTAATGGGTGCTGCTCAAGGGTTTAGTGATTCATTTGGAGAAGGTGGATTAGAATTAATAAACGAATTACGTGATAAAGATGCAATATCATATCCAGTATTTGGTACCACACCTACTGTAGAAAAATGGGATGTTATTGAAAAATTATCTCCAGAAAAAATCCAAACTTTAATAGGAAGTAACGAGTTTGAAGGAAAAGATTTAGAACATTTAAATCAATTACTCAACGCACCAACTAAACCAGAAGCTGTAACACCTGAACCAACAAAAGTTGTAACACCTGAACCAACTAGAGCAGAAGCTGTAACACCTGAACCAACAAAAGTTGTAACTAAAGAAGGGGTTTCTGTTAATCAAGAGGGTTGGGATAAATCAGGAGATGTAACACCTGAAGCAACTAGAATAGAACCAACAAAAGTTGTAACTAAAGAAGGGGTTTCTGTTAATCAAGAAGGTTGGGATAAATCAGAAGCTGTAACACCATCTAAAATCAATGCTAGTGCACCATTATCAGAAGCTGATTCTGTTTATAATAAATCTGCTGAAATATCCCCAACAGGAAATTCTGCACCAGTTATTAACAATATAACTGCCCCAACAACAAATGTGAATAACAGCTCATCTAGCACTGTTATGAAGAATGAAGTAAAGAATTTAGAAGCATCAGTAAATAGATTATTCTTAGAAAGAAACAAATTTCGTTAAACAAAAGAGCTAATCCAATTACGAATTAGCTCTTAAGAACTTTGAGAGTTTTTATAGTGAAGGCTGTAACCGACACTTTTTGATAGCTCAATACTTGCAATATTGATCTATCTCCTGCCCATTTATTGGCGTAAATACGCAGAACTAACTTAAAACATTAACAACATCTATATCTTAGGAAAAATATATTTCTACACTATCTAATAATAATGTAGAAATATATTTGAGAGGGAACGAATCCCCTCTCTTTAATAGTTATTCTGCTAAATCTGCAAACAGATTCATAATATCTTCATCATCTTCATGATGTTCTTGAAGCTTAGATTTTGGTACAACTACATCTGCTACTGGTTCAACTGTTTTCTGAACAGGTTTTTCTTCAACCAGATCATTAAAGTAATGTAAAACATCATCATCGTCTGAACTTTTTGAATAAGATTTTGGTTCAGGTGTTTTGATGCTTGCCAGTTTATCTGCTAAAGAAGATGCTGTTGGCATATCTACAGAAGTTTTATTATAAAATCTAGCTAACTGTATAGATAACTCTTCATATGTACCAAAGTTTTTTCGGTCTAGTAATGTATTAAGATCATATCTAGATTTTAATGCAGCATCCGCTTTGACATCATCACCATCACACAATTCTGACACGGATTCAAAAGAAGATTTGTCATATGATGGATATCCACTACCAGCCATATAACGCCTTATTCTAAAATTTGCACCATCAAGTGGCATAGTCACATCAACTACTGCTTTATTGGGGTATAATGGGTCTGGAGTAATTTGTTCCATAATCATGTCACGAATCTTAGTGCCAAACTTAAAGATAAACACTTTACCTTCGTTTTCTCTAGCTAATGGATCACTTACCACAAGAATATTACTGAAATAGCTAGTAATTTGTTTCATATTTTCACGTTGAACTTTTGCTTCAATCGTATCAATATCTTTCAATTTTCCAATCAACTCATAAACTGGATCTATTTCATCATTACCAAAAGTTCTTAATGAATTATTGATATAATATTTTTTCTTATTTTCATCACTAAACCCATAAGATAGGATTCTTACCCAAGGCAGATCATTTTCAGCATCAAAAGCTGGTAGGAATCTGATAATTGCAGAAGCATTTCTAGCTTTATCTTCTGTCATTTTCCAAAGCCTATCATCTTTTCTATTTGAAGATGGATTAGCTTGTTCATATTTTGCTAATAGCGTTGATGGTGTATCGTTTCTTCTTTTACGTAATTCTTTCATATCCATTTTTTTATTTCCTAGTATAGTTTTAGTATAGTTTTAGTATAGTTTTTTCACATAATATAATCATAATAAAGGTACATCTCAATATAACATCATAATATATCCATTAAGTTGTGAAATATTCATAGATCTTCTTAATGGTTTCTTCATCATACTGAACAAATTTGTCCAGTCTTTCAATCAATAAGAACTCAGAACCCCAGATCAAAGAATGATGTTTATCCCATTCTTCTATATAAGATTCAATCTTATTAATTAAATACAAAGTTTCAATACTTATCAACCCAGATAGATATACCTTAAACAACTCCGGCAAACTAGTCTTAGATTGAAATAGACTTGAAACATCTAATTTCTTCTTCTCTAGATGTAACATTATCACACCCAGATCTTCTTTAAACGTATGTGTTATTGCTTGTTTACGTTTGTTCCATATATTAAAGTTCCTATCACTTGATGCTAAATTGTGAATAGGACTGTTATTCTTGTAAGCATAATTTGCTACAAAGAATTGTACAGCTTGGGTTGTTGAATCAAATTTTCTAGATATTGCATTATACACTGCATAATCTGATTTGGCAAGAAAATTTTCAAAGGTTAGCCCATTTGCTTTTGCTTTTTGTTCAAAAATATCATATTTCCTGTTGGTAAAATGTAATTTAACAACACGATCATATTTGAATAATGTAAAACCATCCATTTCATACTATCTTATTAGTAGTAGGTTTTGGTAATCTACCCTCTTCTTGCAATTCTATTTCCATTTTTAAAATTAAAGATTTACTGAGATTTGGTTGAACTTCTATTGGATCTATAAAATTCTCAGCACAATATTCTATCATTGCATCCCATCTAGTCATTTTTCTTTCTAATGCCATCTTTTCAATAAAGATGCTAAAATCAGTTTCATTGCTCACTTGATAACTCCAAATAATATTTACATAATCTAGAAGATTTTAAAATCTCTTCATATTCTAACCACTTCTTATTATATCTTATTTTGGCTGAACAATCAACTAAATCTTCCCCAATATATCTAGAATTCTTCATTAGAAAATTTTCAAACCATATATTAATTTTAGCTAATTTCTTTTCTAAATCCTTTGACATATTTCTCAGATTTTTATATTCTTTCATTCTATATGCTAACACAATTTTATAATCCATATCATCTCCATAAAAACTAGATTATAACATGGATTAGTAGATTGTCAAACTTTAAATCATCTCACCTGCACCTTCTAATAGAAACTTTGCTGCAATTGCTAATTGGTTAATTTCATCACCATCAATCTTAAATCCCACACCATCTTGACTGACTGTGAAGAAGAAACCACCTGCCTCATCTTCTAATTTAAGATGAATTACTCCTTCTCCAAATAAAGGATGTTCTTGTTCTCTATGAATAGAAACAGCTATTGGTGTCATTTTTAAACTCACTTCATATACTCCATCAATTAATAATAACTTATTATAACACAATTATATGATCTGTCAACCTTATGAAAGGTCTTTGATCATATCACACAATCCATATTTCAATGCCTCGTCAGAACTCAACCAGACATCATGAGCAGGAAGTAGTATCTTCTTAATTTTATCTTCTGATAATGAAGAGAATTTCTTATAATGTCTCAATAACATATCACTGGTAAGATCAAATGCTTTTGTTGTACTAATTAACTCGTGGTGTTTTCCAGAACTACCCCATGAGTATTGATGACTTAATATACTAGTGTTGGGTGTTAATACTCGCTCACCTTTCATACCTGCCATAAAGATCATTAAACCAGCAGAAGCAATCTCTCCAATACCAATAGTTCTTACAGGAATACCAGAACCCCTCATAACATCTATAAGAGCAAATCCAGCAGATAAAGATCCTCCTCCTGAACAAATCATTAAGTTTAATATTTCTGGTTTCTCTTCAGAAAAATTTGCATCTATAATCCATTCAATAACGCTTCTAATAGATTCGTTGTCTATATTATCCATCAAGAGGTAAAATGCTTGTTGCTCTTTATTACCTTTAAATGATTTATTGATTTGAGAAAACATGGCTGCAGACATATAAATTTCCTTGTAATATAAAGAAACTACTTATCTATAATATATTAACATCAACCAATAACTGGTAAATTTTACATAAATCTGTTACTAAACCTTATAAGACTATATAAGAAAAAGTAACCATTTGGTGTAATTTGTTAGATAACTGTTGTAACAAAAATTGAAATTTCTGACTGACCAACGGGAAGGAAGTTCCGAACATCGTGAGGAACCAAGAAAGTTGTAGCAGATACTGTAGATTTAAATATTTTAGATCTATAGATATTTAACAACTTGTACAAGCTTCTGTCCCCTTCGGGGTTCACTACGCTTTGCTCCGTTCAAAGATTTGTTGTTTTTTGTTCAAGCTGTTAAATATGCTTTTAAAGATATTGAACAAGCTATCTCATGACGGGACTACAGATATATGTTAACACGGAAAAGCAAGCTTGTCAAGCTTTTGGATGAAAATAAAAGAATCTTTTCTGGGGTTTTGATTACATATTTCATTATTAATGTATTTCGTAACCAAAACCCCAGAATCTACAGCAGATGCTGTTTCTTGAATATAAGGGGTTTCATTTGTTGGTGCAGTTCTAAGAGAAGAATTCAAATCCCAAAACCCCAGAAATGTAGCACAAACTGATACATTTAAAAAAGATTCTAGAAAAATATATTTATTTTCAGAATTTTATCAATATGCTGATAAACTATTGATTTATAAGAAATTATTGGATGAATTTCACTTTTATGATTTTGTTTATAAATCAAAGACTTATGATAAAACATCATTTTAAAACACATAATGTGTATATTGACACGATTAATTTGTGGTGTAATGATTTAAAATGAATAAAAGTGTTGTAACTAATTGAAAAAGAAGAACTATCATATTTTTCTGATAGCTCTTCAATATGATTAAGACATAGATTTATAAAACCAGTGATTTCCTATATGAACACTATGTCTTGGGTGACGTTTATGTTTAAAGGAATCAAAAGAATCTAATTTTCCTATTGGGTTTTTAACATTCCCATATAGAATATTTGTTGCTAGTTTGTGGAACTCTTTTTTATCATCAACAGGTATACGTTTTTGTGTATATTGTTGCTTTACTACTTTACATGCGGTTTTATTTAATAATTTAGACCGATTGACAATTGTTGCGCCCACTGCAAGTTGTCCAGTCAATGATTCACCTCTTGCTTCTGAGTACAAAGTCTCAGCAGCGCATAATATATCCCTTTTTGAAATATGACCATTAATGATAACAGTCTTTGATTTTGAAATAATATTCTTTTTATGTGATAAAGTCTGAGCATCAACAGATGCAGACATAAAGCACAGACATAAGATCATTGTAATTGATCGCATGTATTTCTCCTATTCTTTAGTTACAATATCAGAAGAATCCTAATATTGTTTTCCTATTCTTCGGTGACTCATTGCCTTATTGAAGTTTTATAACGGAATGGTACTTCAGTTTATCTTATAAGCGACTCCTTTAGTTGTAGAAAAACTTGATGATTCATTATAAACCATCAAGTGAGAATGTCAATTAATATAACCAAACTTTTTTGCATTTGTTCTATCTTCATCAGAATGTAAAGACATTGGTATATGTTTAACACCCATATCTCTAAATGCTGAATATCTATGTCTACCATTATTAAAAGTTAACTTCCCTTCATCATCAACACCAACAGAAGAAGAATGTATAACTTTATTTTGTTTTATAAAGTCTTGTACTCTTGGATACCTATCTTTAATTATACCAGCACCAGTACCACCTTTTCCAATATACTTATCTTTATCCTGTGAGAATGATTTCTCTACTTTATTAACATTAAACAGATGTAAAGATGCCTCATGATTATCATACCCAGGATCTACAATGAACTTATGTTGTCCAACAATGATATTCTCATTTAAATATTGTTTGAAAGTCTTCACAGCATATATCCACGCTTATTAAGATTGAATACAGCCTGATCAGGAAGAGTTTTACCAACTTTGTGTGCTAATTCTAACTTATCGTGGGCAGCTCTTGAATGGTCGTTACTTGTTATAGTATTTAAATGGTCATCTGATAATTTTATTCTGCCATCAGCATGAGCACCAGCTAACAATGAATGAGCTATTGTTGAGAAAGGACTTTTTACTATATGATCAATAGCTTCATCGGATACTTTCTTACCAGCTAAATGTGCTTGGACTATACCATGATGTTCTGCCTCAAACCCATTTTTAGCCATATAATCAATAGCTTCATCAGGAATACTTTTACCATGCAAATGACCAGAAATTAATTCTTTACGAGCATTAGCAGATATTGGGTTTTGAACTATTGAATGAATCGCTTCATCCGGTATTTTAGTACCATTTGCATGAGCAGATGCTAGATTATAATGAGCCCAATGTGATTTTGGATTACTGGCAATAGCATTAATAGCAGAATCGGGAAGATGTTTATTATCCAAAAATGCCTGAGTTAAATGTTCATGTGCAGCAATCGCAGTTGGATTCTTAGCAATATTATTAAGTGCTTCATCGGGAAGTCTTTTTGTCTTATGTGCTAATGATAATTCATCTGATGCTAAAGCATTACCATGTTTTGTAATATTATTAATATTATCATTTGATAATTTAACCTTTCCATTCTTATGTGCTATTGCTAGTTCAAGATGGGATGGACTCTGAGTTTTTGTTTTTGTTATAGTATCAATATGTGATTGAGTTAAATAATTATGTTTAATAGCATGAACAACATCATCAGGAGATGAATAACCCATCTTAACACCAAAGTCAAGATTTTCAATATGAGGTTTCTTTTCTTCTTCTGATAGAGGTCTTTCAATAATCTTGTTATCCTCATCATCACCTTGATAAACCTGCGAATTAAGTTTATACCTTGAGTATATCATTGGGTGTTTTTCTTCTAGATGTTGGGCAACATTCTTATGAAAACTCTCATGTGCATCATCTTCACCATATCTTTTAGAAGATGCTCTTAAAATTGTATGTGCAGAACCTCCATTTTCATCTCTAATGATTTTTCCCGCTTCATCTATAGCATGATAAGGGTGTATAGCAACTCTTCCTAATGCCATTCTGGGATTATCTGGTGTTGGTTCATCTTTATGAGTTAAGAATGCTGCACCACCACCTTGTTCAACATCAGATTCAAGATGATTTGCTGCATATCCAGAACCCCAATCCGCACAACTTCTCCAAGGCTTTCCTTGAGATTTACCAAAACATGCATGAGGGTGATTAGATATGTAAATCTTTTTTTGAGTTGTATCAATAGCAGGAGCAGTCCATCTAGTATTAGTACGTTCAGCGGATGCTCTTGAACCAACTTCTGCAAATTCTTTAGCTAATACAGGATTGCTTTTTAATACTCCCGATAACTTAACCTTTCTTCCATCAGGGTGAACTACTGTTTTATGATCTTCTTCATCTCTCTTGTAATAACCAAGATGATTACCTGCTCTATCTGTAACAGGATTAGCCTTTAAATGTTCATTGATTTTTAAATCTAATGGGTTTCTAATAGGAATTTCTGTGTGTGAATGTCCTTCTGGGATAATTCCTTTGAAGTTCTCTTTACCTGCAGATGAATCTAATTTCATTTCATCTACAACTTCTTGCTCAGATGAAGATAAGTGTTCGTTTATAAATTGTTTAAATGATATCATTACCCTTCCCATTTGGTGTCTATTGTTGTAATATGTTTTTCTGGTACTACTTCAGCTTTAATTGTTCTAGATCCAGCATTTTTATCTGAACGAACATTCAACCCCATTGTGATATCTTTAAAAGTTTTCATTCAAACTCTCCTTCTACATTGTGGTTTATTCCAGATTGTTCTAATTTTTTCTTAGCATGATCTAGATTAGGAACAAAGATTACCTTATGTCCTTGCCGTTTCATGAAATTGATAGGATTCTTAATAACAATTTGCTGTATAGGTATACCTGGATTAATACTGAAATGTTCTCCAGAGTTTTCAAGATATTTGAATCTACTCTTTGGAAAAGATGATAGTATGGGTTGGTGAGCAATTATAAGATGTTTATCTTTATCATGAAACATAATATTTGACTTACCCTTATCATCATAATGTTGTATGAATCTAGTACCTCTCGGTGTAGTATATGGTGCAATAGCATGGAGATCTCCACCAAATAAACCCCTAGACTTAACAAAGCCTTCTTCTGGAATATCTTTAGGGTGTGCTTGTCCAGATTCAGTCCAATCAGCAGTATGGTGATATGTATTCAGTTTATGGTTGAAATTATCTATCTGAGTGTTGTCTATTCTATGAATAAGTTGTTTACTACTCTCAGATATGAATTCTTTAAAAGTTTTCATTCTTTGAACCAATCGTCTGAATATAAATCTAGTTTTTTTGCTGGTGCTTTCTTTGGTGTGACTACAGGTTTTCCTTCATTTCTAACAGCATCTATATGTTCTTGGGTAGCATGAGAATTATCATATATCTCTGGGACTTTACTTCCCAATCCACGTTTTATACCATTCAAAGTAGCATGTGTCAATCTACCATGATGATTATTTAGTATATGGTGCAGAATATCATGTGAAGGATTCTTATCAACAATATCATTGATAACACCAAGAGTTGATTTTGGGTGTTCAATTACTGCCTTTTGAACTTCTATATCGGCTCTTCTTCTAGCAATAGAACCAAGAGCATACTTATCCACATTTGGGTGTTTTATAATTGCTTTTTGAATCTCTGGATCATCCTTTTTCATAGAAATTTGGTGCAAAGCATTTCCTTGCGTTTCAGGATGTTTTACAATAGATTTAATCACACCTTCATCATGTGTAGACTCTGCAATTTGATCAATTGCTCTTCTATCAACTTTAGGGTGTTTAAGAATTGCTTGATGAATATCTGGCTGTCCGGTATTTCTAGACATTGATGATAAGGTTTCTGCATCAGTATTGGGGTGTTTAATAATATCATGCATAATGTCTTTATTCATCACATTCCTACCAAGATATGATAAAGTATCTGAAGATGCTTTGGGGTGATTTAAAATTTCCTTTGCATGATTATGTAAAGCTACATTATTTCTAACCAAAAGTTCTAATGCAGGAGCATCAGTTTTTGGGTGTTCTAAAATTGCTTTGTGGATTTCTGGATGATGAGAAATTGCTCCAATATTACCAAGAGCATCTGAACCAGTATTAGTATTTGCTAATGCTGCTTTCTGAACATCAAGAGAATCATCACCAGTAACATGTTTAGCTATTACACTAGGATTAGTTTCTTTAGCAACTGTTTCTGCTCTTATTCTTTCAGGAAAATCTCTAAGTTCTACTGAACCCCTAACAATTGGATTAGGATGATCTAGGAATTGCTTTCTAACAATCTTTGGTGTTGAATAGTTTCTAGCAACTGCAGCTTTTACACCATCATCAGGATGCTTGGAGAGATGTTCTAATGTTTCTGGATTACCAGTACCACGAGCTAGTTCTTTTAATACACTTTTGAACTTAGAATTCTTAACAGAATCATCTTCATCTTCTGCCTTTTCCATTTCATCATCATATTGATTAATTGTGTCGTGTACTTTTTTAAGATGAAATAGTTTTAAGTGCTTTGTATATTTTTCTGAATTGTTAAATATTTCATCTCTGGTATCTTCTGGATCATTGTCCATCAAATCATGAATATGTTTCTCAACATTTTCCGGTTTAGTAGTATGAATAGAAGCACCTTGAAGTTCTGGTATTTCTTTCATTTCTGGATTTCTATCTACTAAAGTCTTTAATCTACGATCTTCTAATTTTGTGTTGTCTGCATCTTGAAATTCATTTGCACCAACTGCAATACCAATTTTATGAAATGGTGGTTTCTCATTAGGCAAATGTGCTACAAAGAATTTTCCACCAGTTCTACTATTATAATGGTCAAACATATTCTGTGAATCTTCTCTTGCAGTACACCAAGATGGTCTTTTACCATCAGGATATTTAGAAGCAGCAATAGATCCTTCTTTAGTATGAATATGTCTTAATGTCATATTAGGTGTTGAATGCACAAGTGTGGTACCTTCATCCATATCCTTTTCAATCTGTGCAGATTGTTTCTCGGAAGTAGAGGTTCCTATATGTGGTGCAATAGCATGTTGAAGTTCTGCGTGAGTCTTATATTGCTCAATCTTCTTCTTTAGGAGTTTATCCTTAAACTTGTTGAAGTTTGTTAGAAGATCTTTCATGGCAGGAGCATCTTCCTGTTTGATTAAACCTTTCTTATACTGTCCAACTACCCATTTAGTGTGATTAATGTCACCAGTGGGATTATGGGCATGAAAATGATCTACTATATCAGAAGGTTCTTTAATAGTTGCGTCAGGATCATGTTCAGTAGATATAGAAGATTCTTGTGCTTTATAATCATCTATCTTTGCTTCTTCTAGAGCAATATATTCTTTAAATGATTTCATATCAATCTTTACTTGGTTTTAGATTAGCAAATTTACCAAATTGAACTTCATGATCAAATTCAATTGCTTTCTTTGCATTATCAATAGTTTTAAAAATACGTTGACCTAATTTACCACCAGTTACTTGATATGTTGTAGAGCCATATTTACTAGTTTGTGGAGTTTCTGTTGACCACTCATGTCCACTATCTTGATTTTTATGCCAAGTTTTATTAGTTAGTAATGATATGTTACAATGCATATACTTTCCGGTACCAATCTCTTCTAATAGTTCTTTAAATGATTTCATGTTAACCTAAAAATTTAGTTTGAGAAGGAGCACCCCCAACTTTCTTTGGAGCCGTTTCTGGTGTGTGATATTCTATCTTACCTCTTAAATATGCACGATGTCCATATAAAGTTACATCTTCTGCTGATTTAATAGCATTATTATTAGCATCAACAAATAGATGATGTGCTTTAGGATTAAATCTAACTTCAACACCATCAAAATTTGGTTTATCGGTTGGTACAAAATTTCCATCAACTGATGCCATTGGATGCTTGTTCATCTTTCCAGATGCAATAGCTTCTCTTCCTGCTTGATGTACATTAAATTGTGCATCTTTAAGAGTAGCAACTTGTTGATAGGATTGTGCTTCGCCTTTATAGAATCCTTGACCACGTTTGTAGTTAGATTTATTAGTTGCTTTATGCATAGTTAAAACTGGTATACCAGTATTATTTAATACATTAATATTCAATCTTGCTCCAACCAAATCACCACTTTTGGGAATATGTCCTTTGTTCATAATCTTTACAGAAGTAGCATCACCTGCTAAAGCATTTTGTACTTCATCTGGTGAACGTAACCCTAAGTCCTCAACACTTCTTTTTTGATACAGATGATGGTCTTTAGCATCAATGATATTACCAACTGCTTCTGTTAATAGGTCTTCATCAATAGATAAAATTTGTTCTATTAATATCTCTTCTGTTAATGCGTTAAATTCTTTGAATGTTTTCATAATGATTTCCATTTGGGGTGGTCATGTACTGCCTTATCTATTTCTGGGTTATCAGTGCTTTTATAAATTGTATGAAGAACATCTGCTGAAACTTTAGGGTGGTTCATAATTGCTTTATGAACTTCTGGATTTTTAGAACGATTTGCAACAGTATCAAGAACGGCACTACTTACGATGGGGTGATTCACAATTGCTTTATGAACTTCAGGATCATTGGAATATCTAGCAACAGTATCAAGAGTAGAATTCATTGTTTGTGGTAGTTTCACGATAGCTTTATGGATTTCTGGATCAGTACTATGTGTTGCAATTGTATGAAGAACATTAGAACCCACATCAAGATGGTGATTTAAAATTGCTTTATGAATCTCAGGATCAGTAGTATGTTCAGCAACAGCTCTAAGTGTAGAGTCATCTGCATTAGGATGTTTCAAAACTGCTTTATGCATCTCAGAATCAGTAGTGTTTTCAGCAATAGCCCTAAGAGCACTCCTGTCTGCTGAACGAATCCGCCCATCTTCATCCTTTTTAGTTAAAATTTCCTTTTGGTTCTCAGGATCAGTAGAATTTCTAGCAACTTCTCCGATAGCATCAGCATCTACTTTAGGATGATTCAAAATTGCTTTATGAAATTCTGGATTTTTAGTAGCTCTAGCAATATTCCAAAGAGCACCAGAATCAGTTTTTGGGTGCTCTAAGATTGCTTTTTGCACTTCTGGGTTACTGGTATTTCTAGCTACCGTTTCCAAATTAGAAGCAGTTATAGCAGGATGACTAATCATCGTTTTAACGTGTTCTGGTTTAATCTTATCAGCATGAGTTCTAATTAATGTCACATGTGTTTTGATTGTTTCTCTGTCTTGTGCATCATTTGCCATATCAGAAACTTCTTTTTCAGAATCAGATTCTCCCGTAAATCTTTCAGGTCTATAATTAGCAATTTTCCCAACTTGAGTTTTGGTTAATTTTTTATTACCTGCAAGATGTGTGCCTCTACCTAATTCTAACAGTTTGTCCACATGTGCATCTGTTAATTTTTGATGACTAGCAATTGCTTGATGACCTTCTTCAACCCCTTCCCAATTTTCTTGTGTTCTAGGATGATTTAATACAGCAGTTATACTTGCAGCTGGTAATTGAACTGCTTGCATTGCCGCCTCTTTTGATAGATGTGTCATACCCTCTTTCCATCCACCTGTTAAGATTTTCTTTACAGAATTTGGAGAGGTATTGAATCTAATTCTTTGACCATCATCATCATAAACAGAAGGATCTTTTTTGTATATCTTACCTTCTTGCATTGGATATTTTTCTCGTGCAAACTTCTCTAGAGAATTATGAAAGTCTGAATTCTTACCACCAGAAGCAGAATATACTTTTCTTTCTGGCATCAGAACAGAATGTTCAATAGCACCATTTTTACCATATGAATGATAGGGATGTAGCAGAATTCTAGCAGCAGCATCATTAGCATCATGCTTGTCTTTTGGCATTAGATATGCAACATGAGAACCAGCTTTAATTGCATCAGGAATTTGTTTAGCAGCAGCACCGCCACCGAATGGAGTGAATCTTCCTGCGGGTGTTAAACCAGCACAAGAGTTCCATTTTTTGTTGGTTGAAACTTCCCCAATATGTACGGGTATATTAGAGAATAAAATATGATGTGTATCTTTTGTTATATTTGAACTTCTGTCATCATTCTCAAAACCCTTAACTAAGGTATCTGGTGCTGCAGTTTTGGGGGACTTTAAAACAGAACCAATAGAAACTTCTCTTCCATGTTTGTCTTTTGCTTTACCTTCCGAATAATTAGAAAGTTCAAATCCATGCTTTTCTAAATGATGTTTAACATCTTCTTTAGTATCTACAGAAAGAGGTACATTAATACTACCCCCACCATCATTAGGAAGGACATGCTTAGATAATTCTTTGGCAGCTGTTCTAGGGGTATTATCCCAATATATACCTAACTTTTCTTTTTGTTTGTCATTTAGAGAATCTAGTAAAAATTGTTTGAATGATTTCATGATTAATCCTTTTGTATAGTATCATACTATTTATCATAATTAACATATCACCTCACACATCAACCCTCCACCGCAAACATAAGATATTCTGTTTCGGGATACTTATCAAAGAACATCTTTGTAGCAGTTTCTTTATTTGTATAAACGATTTCTGCAATATGGAATTTCTTACGATTAGCAAGCTCAAAGTAGTAAAACTTATATCTTTTCATTTTTTTACCTGTTTAGTTTGATAGTGAATTGGTCTTTCATATCTACCATCATTTTCTCGGTATACAGAGATATGTTTACCACATTCGGTAGTGAATCTAACATTCTGTCCATATGAAACATTTGAACCCAACTCCCAGAAACCAATCAAATCTTCTGATTCTAAAGCTGCGTTAAGAGTTGGAAACCAGTTTTGTTTGTACATGATAAATCCTAATGGGTTAATGTGTAGCTATTATACAAAACTGGTTTGAGATGTCAATTCTTATTTACTAAAACATTTTGTACACTCATAACAAGGAATGCCGCCCTCCAACATAACACTAGATAATTCTTCTCGCATTCTACCCTTTTTTTTATTAAATCCTTTATGACAACTAATACATACCTTTTTTGCGATACACGAAGACACACTACGACCAGTAAAGTTTGCTCTAATATAATTGTTTGATAGTTCTCTTGTGGTTAGCTTTACTATTGTTACTTCCGATATAGGTTCCCGATTCATGCTGCCTCCTCTATTGAAACCTTTGACAGTCCGACTAAAGTTTCCAGTTTATGATTAATCTTTAGTAGTAATGCTTCTTGTTTTGGTGATTTCCTCTTAAATTTATAGGCAGATAAGTAGAAGTCAAAATCCCATTGTGTTATTGCCTTTGAATCAAGCGCAATCTGTAAGGTACATTCTTTAACTAAAAACAACTTATCTGATTGTAATTTAATAATATTATTAAATACTGTTTGTGTAGGTATGTACATGAACTTATGCACACACGAACTACCTACTTTAACTGCCCGTTTTGTGCCAGAGTTTCGTATAATACAAACACGATTAATATTTTTTTTACCACATGTACAAGTTTCAACACCCATGTACATCTTATGTACTACCCATTCTTTAACTGCATCTTCCCAATTATTAGATATTGATCTTTCAATTATCCGTTGTTTTAATAATTTTTCTGCCATATTAACACCTCAGAGAATAGTTTTTACCCAAGTTATTTCTGGATAGTCTGCTATATCTTCAAAGGTACATGACCAGACCATTTTGCTTTTAGTAAAATAGGTGTTGCAGGAATGTTCCCATATTTCTATGTAGGTTGAAGTATCTATATATTCAAAACTTTTCCATGTTTTATTTGGTATAGTCACAGATTTAATAGCTTCTTCTAAATCTGTAAATATTGCTAGAGGCTCATGGTCAAAATTATCTGCATCCATTATTGTATAAACTTTCATGATGCCTCCTCAACGATATCCCAATAGTATTGATCTTCTTCTGGAAGAAAACCTCGCATCATATCAATGACACTTTGATCGGCAATATGAACTGTTTTATCTGCTAGTTCAACATCTATTGATAAAAGATTAACATCCTCAAGATCTTCAAATTCTGGTGGCTCATAACCCCATGATGGTCTGTTTTCACCTGATGTAAAGACTTCAACATTGAACCAAACATCAACTATGCTATCTTCTGGATAACCTAATGTTTCTTCCAATAATGGTAAGTTTGAATTGAACTGGTAAGTACCTATTGAACCGATTGAACATGTCATAATATAAATCCTCTTAATATAAACTAACGGTATTGCTTAAAATTATTTTGTTACCACGATCATCATAATAATAAACAGTGATCTTGTTACTAAATGATTGTAAATAATCATAACCAACTTGAAGAATGCCTTCATAAAATAAAACATCACACAGAAAGCACCAAGTGGTAGAAGATATTCCACCATTTCTAGATTTTCTCAGTTTGACTTGTTCTCCAGCTCTCATTCTTTCAATGATTTTAGTAGCAGTTGAATATTTCATTTTATTTCTCGGTTTGGTTAAGATGGTTCTATTATAAAGCAACTGACATCCTTGTCAACACTTTTTTTATTAAATTACAGCAATTCTTTGAACTACTGTTTGGACTTGTTGTTTATACATTGTGTGTTCCTTAACAGTTCCTTTAATGTTTAAGAACTCCCCAACTTCTGCACAAAATGCACCCTTAGAGACTAAACACGCTCCAAACTCATTGATCATAGTGATTACATTAACCCAACCAAATTGTGATGAATACCCAGCAACTCTGATTATTTGAACTTGAAATGCTTCTCTTTTACCAACAGTACCAGCAATCATATCCGGATCTGGTGTTGGTAATACTAAATTTGAACAAACTGGTTTAACAGCTTCTTGGACATGCCACATTCTTGAGTCTACTTCATATTCTGTAGTAAGAACCCATGTGATATAAGAGCGTGGAGCATCAGCAAATTTCATTGCTTTATGTGGACCAAATGGATATACACCCTTTGCTAAACATTCATGTAAGTATTCATCCCATTGAGCATCTTTCACTGCTTGACGTTCAGCGTTTGCTAATGCTTTCTTTTCTGCCATTGACATACCGCCCAACATACGTTCAATTTCACGCAGTTGATCATCTATATCATGTCTAGTTGTGTGTAGTTCCATACCCGAAGCTTTAGACCATGCTGTAGCTTTTTCAAATGCTTCATCTGGGTTTGTAGAAAGATTAACCAAATGTACCGAACTAATAGAAACTTCTTTATGTTTGTATGATTGATATGTTTCACGCAATGTGAACATAGCATTAGTACGACCAGTTGAGATAATTAATTTAGCTGAAAACATGTTAAATTCCTAATCAGATGAAGCAAAATTGCTCCGATGAAATAATTATACAGAAGTGAAATTTAATGTCAACTTATTTTGCATATTTTATCGGACATTTTATCCAGTTAGGATTATCAGACTTTTCTAGGTTGTCCTCACCCCAAAGTGGTTGAAAATTAGTGTAATGATTTAGCTCTAATAATTCTTCCAAATTAGATGCAGAAGCTAATGGTTTAATATGATCATAATGCCATAGTCCAGCATTATCCCAAGTCATATCCCTTGGGAATTGCTGTTCTATGTGTACTTTAAACTCTTCAAAAGAACAACCCAAAATTTCTGCAGTTCTTGATGTTTTTTTATACCCTTTATTACGCATTCCATTTGCTATCAATGTACGAATATTGCCCTTTATCTTGAATAAGTAGTCGGTAGCTCTCCTGTTTTTACAATATTCTTTTTGCTGATAAGTTAACTTATCAGCATTAGATTCTCGGTATGCCTTTTTATAATCCTTTATTTTGACCTTATTAGCTTCACAATATTTCTTTTTATATGCTAATATCTTATCCTTATTAGCCTCATAATATTCCTTTTGATAATCCTTATTAGCTTCACGATATCCCTTTTGATATTCCCTATTAGCTTCACGATATTCCTTTATTTTATCCTTATTAGCTTCACGATATTCCTTATTCTGAAGCCTCTTGTTGTCCTTATTAGCTTCACGATATTCTTTTAACTTAACAGCATTAGATTCTTGGTATGCCTTATTATATTTCTGTTTCTCTTCTTTAGTCATACTCCCCCCTATTTCACATCCAATATTGAACTGATTTTGATATTGAACACTTCTGAAGTATTCTCTTTGAACTCAGATGCTAAACATGCAATCTCTGCTTCATCTTTTGAAATCTCTACACCAGCTCTTTTATAAACAGTTCTGGATTTGAAATTACTGGAGAATTTTGAACATCTAACTTGAAAATCAGTTTCTGTTTCAATGATGTAAGGAAACACCAACCATTTACCATAAGGAAGTTCTTTAGGTATGGCAGATAGAACACCAGTTTCACGTTTCTCTTTAACAGATTTCAAGTTGTTGTAATCAACACCAATTCTAGTTTGGAATGTAGATGTTTTGATTATTGATGATTGACCCTTACGAACCTTCATAGGTCTTTCAGTAGTCATAGTGGCAATTTGACCTTTCTTGGTCAAAAGTTTTTGGATCATTGGGTTTGATATTGTAGTCATGATATAATTCCTAAATGGTTCAGAAGTTGAACCGATGTAAGTATTATACTTGATTTGACATCCTTGTCAATACTTTTTTATTCTTCTAATAGTTCTTTAAGTTCCTTTTCATATTCTTCTTCAAGTTTGAAGTTCTTGATAACTCTTAACATTGCTTCTCTGTGTAGTAAGACTTTATCTATTGATTTGAACAATTCAAATATATCAAAACTACCTGCATCCATAATTTCTAATACATTTTGTTCCTGAAGTCTACCTACAAACTTCATTAGATGTGTGAACTGATGGTTTAACCATTTGTGTGAAAATATCAAATCATCAATAGCATAATTGACATCTGTAACTATCGCTAAACCTAAATCATCTCTATAATTTAAAACCTTTTCGTATGCTGACATAAATCTTGAACTCATAACACCTCCCCTTTATCTTATTATTGTATTGATTCACTATTATGTATTGTACTATAGATTTATAGAATTGTAAAGATTTACTTTTGAAAGTAAAAAAAGTAAACCCACCGATTAAGATGGGTTTGTTGAGATTAATAACCTAAAGTTTCTTTTGCTATAATATATTGTTTGACCAAACTCGACCTAACAATATCAGCACTGGTAAAATGGATACGGCAGAACTCATTCATTGAAGTTGCAATTTTAATAAAGTCTGGCATTCCAGAGACTTCTGAAGATTTCTTTTGTAAATCATTTTGTCCAGTATCACCAACAAACATAATCTTTGATTGATGACCTATTCTAGTTATTACAGTGTCCAACTCCTGGAACGTACAATTTTGGCACTCGTCTAGTATAACTACGCAATTGTCAAAACTCATTCCCCTCATAGCAGTTGTTGTTGTAAACTCAATATAACCTTGTTCTTTTAGGCGTTGGTAAGCATCTTTCTTACCAAACAGAGTAGCACAAATTTGAACATAAGGTTCTTCGTACAAAGATGTTTTTTCTTCAAGAGAACCCTTGAGGAATCCAACATCCCTTGTTTGGACAGCAGAACGGACAATCAAAACTTGATTAAAGGAATTACCTTTGTCCATTACTTCTTCCAAACTTTTGTAAAGTGCAATAAACGATTTACCTGTTCCTGCACTGCCAGACAGCATCATAAAATATTCACCCACTTTATAAGAATTAAAGAACAGTCCTTGATTCTCAGTTAGTGGTGCGAATGTTTTTAGGTCTTCAATACGCATTTTTAGTCTATTTGATTGGACACCTTGAATGATTTTATCATTAGCTGCTTGGTTATATTTCGATAAATCTTCAAAGTGTGTATCAACTATTTTTGGTTTGCGAGCCATTTATATTTCCTTATAAGGATTAAATAACAGTCGTCTTATCTAAGACCGACCCAGGAGTTCTCTGATGTATGCGTTTTAAAACGTCTTTAAATCCTCCATCTTTGTTAATACCATTTCCGAGATTGATAGAACGACAAAGTGCACCTCCAGATATAACCAGTTCTAACATAGGATTGCTTTCTTTGAATTCTGTCAATACGGACATCTTCATAACA